GACGGACTACAGTTGAAAAGCGTGTGTGCTTTTGTTGTGTTGATTACATAACAATGTCCGTGGTCAAAATTCAAAGTTGTATCTTCTAACATAAATCTGAAAGATGGAGGATTACAATTCTGTAATGGCCAAATAATTCTAAAACTTTGCTGGTCGTAATAAACATGGTCACGATGTGGAGAAAAATATCCTCCTGGTGGTAACCGCAAGAAGTGTGACCTAACACTCCAATCTAACATTGGTTCCATCACTCGTTGTAATTCACTACTACTCTTATACAACTCAGTTGGTATATTAAAATCTTTTTCTTTTAAGAATGTTCCGTATTCAGTATTCCACTGAAGTAAACTATCTAAAGCAGGCCCTGGTCCGCATTTACCCTTGTCATTTATAACGCACAAGCCATCACGCAAGATTTGAGGTTTACGAGGATTATACTTTGCCCATTTGTCTTTAAATGGTTCTAACTCTTTTAGTAGTTTGTTAACTTTGAAATGAGCATTTAGTTGATAGAAATCTCCGTACTGTGTAATTTTATCAATCATTGTCAATTAATGTATCCTTGTTCTTAATCGTTATCCGTTGAGGTATCATTATTTCCATCTTCAAATTCTTCTGGTGGTTCCATATAACCTGTCAATTTATCGGGTAGAGAATTACTATGAATAATATCACCTTCAATAATATCATTATCAATATCATCTTCTATGTCAAAGTGAGCATCTAGGATAGTTTTTACATTTGTAGCAACATCTTCTTTAATCTTTGCTACATCGATTTTTACTTGGACATCAGCAATCTTATCAAACCGGTGTACAAGTTTTTCCCAGTTAAGGTCATCGGCAAGTGGTAGAGGATGTAAGAGTTCATCACCTTTCATCTCAATCTCTTGTCCACTTGCTAATGTTACGAGTATACTTTCTACATATTCTGTAGGAATACTCATTGGAAATATTTCATCCATTAACTTATCAAAGTCTGGGTCGTGTTCCATTTCAAAAACCTCTTAAAAGTTAATGTTAAAAATTTTACTCCGAAGGCGCGGCTGCTTCTGCTCTTGCCTTCATGGCTTTTGCAGTAGTTCCTGCTGGTCTGCCTCTGCCCTTTTTAGCAGGTTTCTCTGCCTTAGGACCAAGACTAGGGTCAAATTTGACTGCTTCGGCACGTTTTCTTTCTGCTTCTTCTTCCAACATCACTGCTTGAACTAGCAAGTTTTGTGCAATTTTCTTGTTGTCTCCGTCGAGACCTGCATCAACTTGTTCAGCAACATTCTCTTGGAAAGTTTGCTGTGGCGCTTCCGGTGTATTACCTGCTTTGCCTCCTGCAATTTCATCCATTTGTGCTAACAAATCAGATAATGGAAGAGAGGTTGTAGAGTTAGGATTCATCATAATTTGTTCAACTGGAATCTTCTTCATTAAACCTTCTTTATGTAATGTTTCCAACATACTGTTGCCATTCCAAAAGACTTTACGAGAAAGAACTTCGTATAACTCTTTAGCGGCTTGACCTTCTTTAGACTCTAAAGCAGACATAAAATCCTCATGATATTTGTCTGGTAGAGAATCACTATACACAACTAAAGCATTCTCTGGTTCATCTGGTAGGCGTAAGAAAACAACACTCAAACGAGTATTAGTTCCTACATGTGTTCCTACATGCTTAATAAATGCGGCCATTAGGCACCTTCCTCAGACTTTACGTCTGCGTTTTGGCCTGACTCGACATCACCTGCCGCTTCGGCTGCCGCTGTTTGGGCTGCTTGTACGTGGTCTACAAACTCTTTAACTTTGTTTGCTACTGCACCGACTGATGATAATTCATTAGCCTGAAATGCACCTCGCTTAGATGCTAGGTCAATGATGTTGTAAATATTTACCAAATCATTTACTGTAACACTAGGCGCCACTGGTGCTTCTGGTGCCGCTGTTGTTTCTTGTTCTGACATAAAATTACTCCTTTGTCATTTGTTAAATTAATATTATATATATAATATGAACTAATTTACTCAATTCACTATTCCATTCTACATTATTCAGCCACTAAAGTCAAGTAGTTTGTTTAAATATTATGCTATTTTCTCTGTTTTTTTGTTAATATACTTGAACCAAATCTCATGGTCGATGTGAGTTGTATTGACTCCGTTGACTAATTGCAAGAAATCTGGCTGTTTAGGCACTCTATATGGTTTTATATGTGTATGATTGCCTTTTTGATTATTACATTTTCTACAAGCAGTTACAGTATTTTCCCAAGTTAATTTGCCACCTTTAGATTTAGGAACAACATGGTCAAGGGTTAAATCTTTATAACTAAACATCTGTTTACAATATTGGCAAATATAATTGTCTCGTAGATAAACATTACTTCTATTGAACGAGGTGTTAGTTCGCTGTTTAACAAAGTCTCGGGTCATTATAACACTGGGAACTGTCATAGTAAGTGTAGGACTATGTACCTGCCAATCCTGGTGCCATTCTAGGACATTAATACGGTCTAGCCAAACGAGTTTAATACTCTCTTGCCAAGTGAGTGTTGAAAGTGGTGCAACACTTAAAGGATTGCCGTCTGCATTAAGAAGTAAGGTATCTCTCATGGTGAATATTTATCAAAAAACCCACCGTGATGGTGGGCTTGAGAATTATGAATTGTTATACTTTTATTTTGTGTAAACTGAAAAACATCTAGCAGTTTCTTTCTTAGCATCATAATGATTGCCAAACCTAGGACCTCGATAACGAATTCTAAACTTTCCAGGCCAAAACTTCTTAACATCATCGATGTATTTCATAGGTAAGCCCTTTGCAAGACTTCTTTCATTGTCTGGACTAGCATACTTTATCCATAATGCATAACTTAAGTTCGCTTCATTCATATTCTTCCTTATGATTGGCTATAATAGGCGTGTTCACCAAATGGCGGGACAATAGTTTCAGAACCGTGAATGATAAACAAACTATCACAATAACTTTCGTCACCCCAACTATCCCAAGGTAAGCCGTCAGTAAACATAATAAACTTATCAGGTTCAATATCATTATCTTTCATAAACTGGTAGTTGATATCAAAGTCAGTACCACCACCACCGATAATCTCATACTCTTTAAGTTCATCAGCATTGTATGGGTCAAACTCTTTATAACCCTCGCCGTTTACTTCGGTATCAAAAGTCCAAACACGAATTTTGAAGTCTTGGAACTGTTGCATAATGCCAGACATTTCACCAAGGAACTCTTCAATCATAGAAGATGAAATAGAACCAGAAACATCAAGTGCTATTGCAACATCAATCTTTTCTTCATTCTTTTGACCAGGCAGATAAACTCCCATTGATTGTGATTTACGAGATTGTCTCATAAATGTGAAGTCACTTTTCAAAAGACTTTGTATTGAAATGTTAAGAAGTTCACGCCAATCCATCTTAGGATTAGTCATACCATTTATAATTCTTTTAACATCACCAGGAAGAGTACCAGCATCAGTTGATTGTGCCGCTTGAATAACAGCCTGTTTCATCTGGTCTTTAATTGCTTGGGCTTCTTGCTTAGAAACTTTGATAGGTGCATTACGACCAGTAGGGTCATCTTTGCCTTCACCATCTTTTTGAGGTTGACCAAACATATGCTGGTCTAATGTTTCTTTATCATCGCCCTCGCCAGTTTCTTTAAGGTGTTCATAAATTTCTTCGGTGTAACTTCTGTAATATTTGCGGTCGTGTAATGCCATTTTTGGCATAACACCAACACGAGACTCAACTAATGCTTGGTTAACTTTATAGTCAGCCGCAATATTCCAAAGTTTCATATCACGTGAATCTTCTTCCATATCCATCAATCGGCCATATTCACCACAATGCTCATATACACAGTGAAGAACTTCGTGACCAACAACAAAATCAATTTCTTCTGGTGTCATAGTTCGGAAGAAATCACAGTTGTAATAAAAATGTCTGCCGTCAGTCGCGGCTGTAGGACACCATTCTGCCTCGACTAATTTCAATCGAGTAGCAAGTGTACCAAAAAATGGATGACGGATAAGAAGTCTAACACGACTACTCACAATCATTTCTTTAACTTCTAAATCAGTATAATCAAATACTACCGGCTCTGGCAGAGTATCATCTACTTCAATACCATTAGCGGCTAATACATCATCTAATGCAGTATCTAATTCTTGTTCATTTGTAACTGTAGGCATATTTTATCCTTATCTATTAAAATAAACTTTCGTATGCATTATCACATATATAAGATGCGGTTTCATCTAGTTCACTAAATGCTTCTAGTTCAACTTCTGTTAATGGAGTGCCGTCTAACTTTTCTGCACTCTCAACATATGCATCACAAAAATCTGGATAGTCGTTCATATCAACGCCACCTAGTTCAATGTTTGTTACTTCGTTAAATTTTATCATATTTTTACCTCTCTAATTATTTAATATACTTATATTATAGCACGAATCGTGGTTTTGTCAAGTTTTTAGGCAAATCTGACATAATTTACTTTAGTTTCATTGATGTCATTATTTTTCCAAGCAGTTCCTAATGCTTTTACCTTGCACGAAACTTTAATATTCTTCTTACTATTTGCGATATCCTCGTTTGAAGTAAAGAAAGATAGTCTATGGTTGTCGGTTGTAATAGCATTAATCATATAACCAGACCCACCATATTGAGTTGTTGCTATATATTTTGATGATAGTATCTCAATCTCAGTGTTGATTTTATCACCAATTTGGCCTAGGTGACCAGATTGATTACTTCTTTCTCTCAGTTCATCATCTTTTGTATCTGTATTGTAATAAGTAGGAACATATGCGGCAATTCCAAATACGTGACTGCTCAATGAATTATCATCATTAAGGAATTTAGCAATTCCACTTTCGAATTCAGTCAAATTATCAGAAAGAATTTTATAAGCAAACTTGTTTTCAAGGTGTGCCATTATATTCTTTGCTTCTTGGAATATCTTATTTGTAATCAACTCGCGGTAGTTAGTTAGAATGCCTATAAGTATTTCTTTATTACTAAATGCAATCTTTTTAAATTCACCGTCAACGATATCAAATGAACCGGAAGTCTTAACATATGTGTCGTTAAATTCATTCGCAACGATTGATGCACTTAATATCTCAGTTTTAGTAAAAGAATATATGGAATCTAGGTCCTGCATATCTTGTAGTGTTTTCGCAGAATCAGTAAAATTATACTTACCAAAGTACATTATTACTTTTGAGTCATTAAAATCTATATATTTGTGTGGTTTTGAAGTGTCTATCATATTCGCTACTCTTTAATTGATTATGATATAATTATAACACAAAATCGATTCCTGTCAAGTTTTTCGCCCTAGATAGTAGAGAATACCGTTCTTTCGTTTGACTAGGTCACCAGTCGCAAACCAACCGTCGTACACGCATATATCCCCACGGACGTGTAGTTCGCTGTCTATTATCTTGGTTTCGCACCATTCAAGTGTTCCTAGGATTGTTTGTTCGTCTTTTACTGATTGTATATCTTCAGTCGTCCTGAACACACGATTGATGGCACAAGGACCTATCTCACTCATACCCCAATTTGCCATAAATGTAGCACCACGATTCACAAAGGCTTCAATGATATTCCATTCAACTGGGTCAGAACCACAAGTAATCCAAATCCCAGTCAAATCTAAATCTTTAAATCCTTTAGTTCTCATAATAAGTTGAGCGTGTCCAGGAGTAATATGAGTATGTGTGTATTTTTTAATCTCTCTGCAAAAAGAAAAAGCATTAAAGGTTTCGATTGACACTTCTGCACCAATACGAAATGCTGGCAATGTTTGAGCGAGTAATCCACCTGCGTGAGTTGTTTTACAGATAGTATATACTTTACTTTTAGATGTTAGTCGTTGGGAAGCGATAGCAATTTCATCTGCCGCTTTTAACTTCTCAGGAGTTTGTATTATATCTTTTGGTGTTCCAGTTGTCCCGCTGGTTTTTATTACACAACCCTCGTTAATTATTTTTCTTAAGTTCATCTTTTAGTCTTTTCCAAGATGGATGGTCTGGTAAATATTTGTGTAGTGAAATAGTTTGGTCAATCACAACATCAAGTAATTTGAAGTCGAATAAAGGTGGAAATATTGCGTGTATGATACTAGCAATTGCCATAAACAATTGTTTTCCTGCTTCTCTAAATCCAACATACATATGTTTGAAGTATAATTTTATACCATTTTGGCGTTTTCTTTTAGCAAGTTCTTCTGTATTTCTAAGATGATTCCAATTAAACCACATTTTGTTTATCTCCTGTTAACATCGCTCTACGATGGGTGTACTCGTCTATATTTAGTTTCCATACAGATTGCTCTGTATACCATAATTCTATATCTTTATAATGTTCTACCATACCCACTTTAGCCAGATACTTAAAAAGTCTGTGAGTCCTATTCATTTTTCCAGATGCATCGTGTTCAATATTAGTTGTAATATATAATTCATCAGTATCACAGAACTCTATTTGAAATGGCAATATTTCTCGCCAAGTTATAGCACTCATATGATATTTGCTTAGTCCAAATTCTTTATTATACCCTGGCAATTGTGCGCCTCTAAACATTACTCGCCACGCTTTATCACTAACTTCTGGCAATCGGTGACATCCTGCAACTGATATTATCTTATCGTCTGCAATCACACAAAAGTATTCGCCTTGTGCTTTGCACCATTCATACCTCATTCCCCAATCACATAAAGTAGCATTGTTGGTATATCCTAGTTTTTCTGCCTCTTTACAAAAGACTTCTAACTTAGGTAATAACTCGTCTGTAATCGGAACTACTTTCATTTCGGTGACTTATAAAATAACTTATTATGCTTTCGTTCAAATACATCACCCGTACACCAATAACCTTCCTTGTCAAACTTTGGTTTCATACTAGCGTATTTGACCATTAGAACTGGACTTTTTATCCACAATTTGTCGTATCTATCTATTCTATATTCGTATTGTTCATTGCACTCAAGTTGCAGTTTGTGTTTTGTATCAGGAAAAATTGAGAATGTAAATGACGGTATATGTGTTTCTACGTGGCCATATAAATTTCTAACAACAGGCACACCTTTAGAGAATAAAGTGTCTACTATCTCTTCCGATATAATGTTATTATCTATACTTAGTTCTTTCCAGTATGGCATATCTTTTAAATTTGATAGTTCAGGTAACATTTCGGATGTAACATTTCCTAGAGTTGGTTTATGTTTTTCACATAAATCAGGAGTAAACTGTTCCATAACAATAGTACATCCTTTCATTAATGCAGGTAATGTATACAGGTATAAATCATTAATTGGCGATTGTGATAGAACCACATCTTCTTCAATCATATTGTGTAATATTATACTATTTAAGCATACAAGTAAGCATCCAACACTCGTATGAGCAACAGGCTTCGATTCCAGAGTACTTCCGTTTGTAAACATTATAGTGTAGATTGCATCAGGTTTATTCGTGTATATAAGGCCTTCATTGTGTGGTGTTAGTGCTAAAGCATCTGCTTCACTCATTATGATATGGTCTGGATTACTTCCAGTTACAACCCAATCAAATTCTTCTATTGATAGATTTGGCTTTGTTGGTATAAATGTTATGCCTAAAATATCACAAGCCAAGAGCATTCGAATATAATGATAATCTTTTTCACTTGCAAATAGTATAGACTCACCTGGTCGAACGGCAGTAGACAATACGGCAGCCAATTGTTCTACACTTTCTATAAGTTTGGTGTAGGTATATTGCTTATCTTTACAAATGATTGCGGGTTTTGAACCAGAAGTATTTGCCTGGTCTTTGATTGTTTCAAATATCATAGTAATATTGTACTACAAAAACATAGGAAAGTCAATAGTAGATATAGAAAAGGAGACAAACATTTCTGTTTGCCTCCCGTCTCTTGTAGTCTAGGATAGCCTGATACCCTACGTATCCCGGCAGCCTCCTAGAGGGCTATTCTTTAAGCGTTGTGGGCCTCGATGATTAGTTTACCGTGCTTTTTGAAAAACTTTTCAATACAAGGAACTTTACGAGGCTCTAATGGAAGTTTGTAAACTTTAAGAGCAGTTCGACCACCCAATACTGTCATTTCAGTATCAAAGTTATCCATCATAAACTGGAAGAAGTTGTTCGCCATAGCATATAACTCATCCATTTTGTCTTTGCCATTACGGTCAACAAAGTCTTTTAACTCATAACATAGTGAAGTAGTCAATGAGAACATCGCTGAAATCTCTCTGGCTTCTGTTGAAAGTGTAGTCACTGTGCCGTCTAAGATATCAGAAGGAACAGGTAACTTACTTGACAAGGCTCTGTGAGCCATAAACTTAGTAGCAACACCATCGCCAACTGTACCAGCAATCAAATCGTGTAAACGACTTTGTGAAATTTCTTCACCCTCTTGTGGTAACATTTCAGAAACGAAAGTCCAAGAACGAGGAGTAGCAAATGCCCTTGAAGCATTTCTAGGGTCAAAGTTAAACAAGTCCATCTTGTTTGAAGTTAAGAAACCAACAACATCAGCATTGATTTTGTTCTCTAATGCCCAAGTCTGCCAATCTTCGAAGTCAACACCCATTTCAAGGTGAACAAAACGGTTAGCAAGTGGTGAAGGCATACGATATGCAACACCTCTATCACTCTCTCTGTTACCAGCCGCAACGATTAACACATTGTCAGGTAGTACATAAGAACCTAAACGACGGTTTAGAATTAACTGATAAGCCGCGGCTTGAACTGATTGTGGTGCTTGGTTCATTTCATCTAAGAAAAGAACAACACTTTCATACTGGTCAGCAAGTTCTTGGCTAGGCAAATCTGAAGGTGTGGCCCATTCCATAGTACCATTCTTCTCATTGAAGTATGGAATACCTCGTAAATCTGTAGGCTCCATAAGAGCAAGACGAAGGTCAATCATAAAACCAGAGCGTTCTTGTGTAATACTGTCTACTATCTCTGATTTACCAACACCAGGAGGTCCCCAAATAAACACAGGACGCTTTCGGTTCATAGCATAGTTGATTTCAGCACGAACATCACTAGGACGAACTACTCTCACATCTAAATCGTTTGTTGATACTTTATTCATAAATTAACCTCTCTATTTAATATACTATTATTGTAACACTGATTCTGGATTTGTCAAGTTTTTGACTTATTGACCCAGATATTCCCTTTTCAATACTTCTAATTTTTCACCTGCATCATCTAGGATAAAATCTTCTACCATCTTATCAAAGATATCTAAGTATTCATCGCCAATCTTAGTGTTCCACCCAGAAAGACAGCAGTCCGCATCAACAAAACTCCAGTTGATAGTGCCATCTGAAAGTTTGTTTTCTTCTAGGTTTGCTGATTGGTTGAAAAAGCGTGAAAATTCTTTGAAATTTACTGACATTTGTTACCCTTTTTGATTATCTATACAAGTATTATAGCACGATTCGGGGTTTTGTCAAGTTTTTTAGGTATTATAAAATGTTTTATTTTGTACCCAGAGGTTTATGTCTCCATCAAGCATTAATAACTCTGCGGCAGGTACTTCTTCAAATAAAACTAATGTTGACTTTCTTAGATAATATGGCGTATTAAGATACTTATCGAGTGTGAGTATTTGATGACCAGTTCCTATTGCATTTTTTCTATGTTGATGCATAGTGTCTAAACCTAACTTCAGTTCTATCTTATATGTTTTGAAATGTTTTTTGAGAATATCTCTGCCAAGAGGTGATACTCTAAATCCTGTGTCAGGCTGGGCACTGATAAAGATATCAGTAATAGTGATTTCTTTTCTGCCTGCTGTTTTTCCAGTTGTGTGTTTGTTAATATAACTTATTAACTCTTTCTTGTCCACAGTTACAACTCTAATTTATCACCCTTTGTGAGTATATATACTTCGAAATCATCGCATCTGAATAACTTATTCAATCGCTGTGCTAGATTGATTGCGTGTCCTGGGTTACTGAATGACACCTTCTTATATTTTGGTCCAGGAAAGTTTACGAGTGAGTTAAGACTACGAAGATTGATTGCTTCCCCTTTATGAAACACGGAATACACGGCTGTTGCCTTGAGAACTTGTTCACTCCGATAAGTTTGATTATCGGTATGTTCTAAGATTATTATAGGTTTAGGTCTAGCCATAAGAGTATCCTTATTATTGGTTATACTCTTATTTATCAAATTTTATGTATTATATGCTGATATAATTGATATATCAGTCGAATTTACCGCCGTCGATTGTCTTTTCTTCTGTTGAATCTTTAGTTTTAAGTTCTAATAACAGCAAGGCAATATCATTCTGAATTTCATTTGCTTCTTTTATAGGCAGAGTTATTTTGTTGTCGCCTCTTATATTCGCTTGTTTGATAGTTGCTAATAGATTTTTTAAATGTTTATAATTCATCACGTTTAGTCGCTAACTTTGTTTCGATATCCATTGCTGATTTAGATTTGAATGGGCCAATGAACTCGTAGGTATCTAAAGTTTCAAGTTTCCCGCCATAGAACCATCTCCAACCAGCAGGGTATTTTACTCCGTAATATCCTGCGGCATATCTTACACTACTAGTCTTGCTCTTGGTATATGTGTAAAATTGTTTTCCGTTCTTCTCTATTATTTCTACATTGTAAACTAGATGCTTAGATGGATATCCTTCTATATCTGCTAAAGAAGTGTGCCATCCGCCCCTAGTGTCAGTTCTATCAATTATGTTTACTGTAGTTTCTTTAGGTATTAGTATCTTTTCACCATAACGATTAATAAGTTCTGATAACGATAGATGTTCATTAACACTGTCTTCTTTTATAGTCAATTCAAAATCATCAGACGAACAGAAACGTATTGTTCCTATTTTAACTCCTGAATTCTCTACAATCCAAAACTTATCTTTAACTATTTCTGTAGTGTATATCATATTTTCTTAAGTATCTTCCAAGTTTCTTTCCAATTCTTTACATTATGACACTCTGAATATTTATACGGTGCATATTTAATTGCTTGTGCAATTCCATAATCATTGCCACCTGGTTGAATGTTATCACCAAAGAACATTAGTTCGTCTTGGAATGTAAAATCTTTTAATATTTGTGCTTTATCTTTTCCCATCTCAATAATGTCTAGTCCTGTTTCGCCTGCAACTTGTGAAACTAGACCTAATTTCTTAGTAAACTTTTTATTAAATTCATCAGAAATAAGTCGTCTTTCATTAGTTGAATTATCAAACTTAACATATTTCTTTCGTTGTACTCTATTAGCATTTCTACCAACAATACTAAAGTTTAATAATCCTGGTCTGGATTCAAAATGATTTCCAGTAGCAATATCAAAGTCAGTACTAATCGATTTCTTTAGTAAGAATGCATATGCATCTCTTGGCAATTCTAAATCTTTAGTATTGAATACACATACACCATTCTTATGTTTAGTATTGCCCGATGAATTATATACACATTCTACTTTAGCAAATAGTTCTTCCCCTATTTGTTCTACTGTTTTGCTTTGGTCACTTCCTGTAACTAAGTAAACATTATGATATTCAACAAAGTCTAAAAACCATAGTCTAAAGTCTTCGTCTATTCTATCTCTACTCGGTGTAAGAGTGCCATCTACATCAAATATATAATGCATTATACAGGATACGGATTGTTGAGTATTTTCGCAAGTTCGTCAGGCGACTTAGCAAGATTTTGTAAATCGTGTATGCCACAGAACTTTAAGAAGTTCATACCAACACCAGCATTAGTCTTAGGAATACTATTCTCTGCAATAGTTTCAATAAACTTTACTTTAAGGTCGTGTGGTTGAGCAGTTAAGTCTACCAATTTAACATTGCGTTCATAATCATCACGCACAGTATGTTCTACGCCATTATGGTCAGTCCAGCGTTGTAACATAAAGTTATTCCAATTGAACCCACCAGTATCTCTGTCTGCGTATGCTTCTAACATACCAATTTTGTTCTTAGTACCTTTCTTACGACAACCAGGATATGCACTAAAGATGTTATCTGATGTATCACCACGCACACACTTCTCAAACAATGCCCACTCTGGGTCTACTTTCTCTTTGATTTCACCAGTCTTCTTCTCTTTGATAGGAGTCATATTCTTATCATCTTTAAAGAAACCATCTTTAGTAATGATACGATTTTGTACACCATCATACATAGTTACATTGTCTGTGATAAGTTGAAAGTAATCACTATCGCTTGATACGATAATATGATTATCATTTGGATGTGCCGCAATAAACAAAGCAATCATATCGTCTGCTTCTGCTTCTGGATTTCGTAACATCGTTACATTAGTTTTTGTATCTAAGAACTCTACCATATCTGCGTAAGAATCAAACATAATTTGGTCTTCTTCTTGTTCTCTGACACTCTTAGCCATACGGGCGACTTGTCTATTCTTCTTATATGGTTCATAGAAGTCTTTACGCCAACTGCGACCCTCTAGGCAGAACACGGCATGGTCTGCATTGAATTTGTTATAACATAGTTTTACACTACTAAGCATAATATGATATGCCATACCAATTTTCATATCAATACTAGCACCACGCATTGCTACGTGCTTTGCTCTATGATACATATTAAACGAATCGACTAGAATGAATGTTGCCATATGTTTCTCTCTCTATATTTAAGTTACTACCATTATATCATAACTTGAGAAATTGGTCAAGTTTTAATAATATTCGGAAGTATCTTTGTCAGTTTTAATCTTACTGATGATTAGGCCTTCTTTACTATCAGACTGTACACTTCTTCTAATACCTTCTTCGTCTTCTAAATCATTCAGTACAATGTTCTTACACAAGTCACTGAACCAATTATCTACGATTTGGTCTTGTTCTAGCCCGTCATAACCAGCCTTTGCTAGATACTCTACAAAATTATCATTGAAATCTAACTCAAAGAAACCTTGTCCTGGTTTGTCTTTGTCTAATTCCATACCAATCACTCGAATATATTCTTCACCGTTGTGTGTTGCCATATTCTTATCATAAGTATGTTGGTCAGTATGTCCGTACTTAAAGTTTATTTCTTCAAGTGCAATTGCTTGTTCTTTTTCATCCGTAATTCGCCTAGCAACTGCTCGTTCTTTTTCTTCTGGCGTACCAAACCAGGATGTTGGATTAAGTGTCTTACTCATTATCATCTCCTTTCGGATTATCAATTTTGATATCCTGTTTCTTATCTATGCCACTAAAGATGCCTACTTTTGCATTTCTTTCCCAACATTCGATAATATCATCACAAATATAATCTAATGGAGTCCCTTCAGGATATTCGTGTTTCCAGTTATGAGCCATCTTCATAGCATTCGCCCGTATAGTTTGAATTCTACGCTTCTCATAATATTCTTTTCTTCTAAATTCGATTCTGTCCATGAACTTCTTCGAATAACCTTTTCCAAATAACGTCTTAATCATTACAAATTCTCCTTGTTTACCACCCTATCTTCTCCCACGGAACATCTTTGTCACCAAAGTGTCCGTATGTACAGTTTTCACTATAACCATAAAACTTGAATAAATCAAATCTATCAATGATACCTTTTGGTGTTAGGTCAATGTTTTCTTCAATATACTTTTGAATAGTTCTGTTGTGTCCATTACTATCTAAGTAGATACTTGTTGGTTCTTTTACGCCGATAGCATATGACAATTGAATTTGGCACCAATCTGCCATATTATCTGCTACAACATTCTTTGCTAACCACCTTGCCATGTAGGCGGCACTTCGGTCGACTTTTGTGGGGTCTTTTCCAGAAAAGGCACCACCACCATGGGGAGCATAGCCACCATAAGTATCAACGATAATCTTACGCCCGGTGAGTCCTGTATCGCCATCAGGACCACCAATGACAAAATTGCCTGTAGGATTGATATGCCAAGTAGTTTCATTGTCTATTAAATCTCCCATTACACTGTTGACTGCATCTTTGACAGGTGACTTGAGACTATGCTCAAAGCCTTGTTTATGTTGTGTACTTACAACAATTTGGTCTGCTCGTTGAACACGACCACCAACATACTGAATACTTACTTGAGATTTTGCATCTGGTAGTAAGAAATCATATCCATCTAATCGAAGTTCTTTTAGTTTCTTTAGAATTTCATGTGAGTAATGAATTGGTGCTGGTAGCATTGCATCGTTTTCATTAGTTGCATAGCCAAACATAATACCTTGGTCACCTGCACCAAAACTATCAGTACCTAATCCAATGTCACTTGATTGTGAATGAATTTCATTGTAAATTCTTAGTTTTTCCCAATGAAACCCATCTTGTTCATAGCCAATCTCTTTGACTTTTCTACGAATGATGTCGTCTACTTCTTCTTTAGGAACATTGAAGTTCTTCACTTCACCTGCTACTGTTACCATGTTAGTAGTTACAAGTGTTTCGATAGCAACACGAGTAGTTTCATCGCCATTCTTTAGTCCTGCATCAACTAATGCATCACTAATCTGGTCAGAAACTTTATCTGGGTGTCCGTCGCTTACACTTTCGCTTGTAAAAATATAGTTGTTCATTTAAATCCTTTGATTTTCTTATTGTTCTTGCAGTATAGAGTATACATCATAGCCTTCGTCTCTCAACTTAGCACCACCACCTAAAAACTCTAGTTCCATTATACTTAGTATACTACTAATATCAGCACCAAATCTATCAGTTAATGTAATTACAGCACCTAATGTTCCACCAGTTGCGATAACATCATCTATCACTAGAACTTTGTCACCTCTTTGTATTGCACCTTTCTGTAAATGCAATTCATCAGTTCCATACTCTAGTTCATATTCTGTAAAGATAGTTTCTCCTGGTAGTTTACCTTTCTTTCTAGCCATAGAAAAGGGTATACCAGTTGCTGAACTTAATGCACCTGCCATAGGAAATCCACGAGCATCTAGTCCAATGATTTTGTTAAACTCAATATTGTTTGTTTCAATATAGTCGGAAAACAAAGTCATCACGTGTTGAAGTCCTTGTGGTGCATTAAATATACTAGCCATATCCTGATAGAGAACACCAGGCCTAGGATGGTCTGGTATTACTCTAATCAGATTTTGAATAGTCTTCGGAGTTGGTTTTATGATAGTCACTAGTCTTGTAGTTCTCTTTCTAGTTTGACAATCTTTTCCTTCAGGTGCAACTTTTTAAGTTTTAGTTTAGCAACAATTTGGTCTTCTGTGTGCATTTTAAATGCAGTTATAATACCATCATCTAAATCTCTATGTTGTTTTTTTAAGTATATGAGGCGAGTGCGTTTCTTCTCGTCTACATCTGGTCTTACGGGTGTAGTCATATGCTTCTCCTATATTAGACCTCTCTAAATGTATTTATATTATTAATTACCGGCTTTTGCAGGTAAAATGTATTCATATAAACCTAGACCGCTATCAACTGCAATCATCATTGCACCTTGGTCTGAGATTTTCATATTCATTGTACTTGTATCGCTAAGTCTAAGAATAGTTAGAACTGTTGATAATGGGAATGACCAACCAGTCTTTAGTTCACCTTCTACATTACTTGCAAAAGGAAGTTCTACTCTATCTGTTGAACTATCACCAATATAGAAAACTAAATCACCTTTAACTGTTCTTGCAGTAAGCAGTGGGTCAAATGCACCTAGAATACCCGCAAAGTATTGTAAGTCTTTGATTGCTTTTTGTGATGGCATAATTTCTACATTCCATGCGGCACCACGAAAACTTGCAGTTTTAATTTGAGCATCTACTAATTCACTTACGATTACTCGATACGAACTATCAAAACCACCAGGCATTGAGAAGTTAAGTTCAGTAGTAACATCTTCACCGTTTCGTGTTTCTGTGCCTACTTTAACATCAGACTCCATCTTATTGCCTTCTTTGTCTTCACTAGTATAACTAAGTAATCCATTTAAGACTCCTAGTCTACCAAGACCAAACTTGCCTTCGAATTCAGCAACTGGTTGATGTAATTTACCACGCAATACAACAGTACGGTCTTCGTCCATCGCATCAATAGTTGTGCCTTCGGCATCTGTTGTCACTTTCGCCGCTTGAATGATTCCTAGCGAATGTGTATGTTTTACGATATCTTTTAAAATGTCACGCATTTTTACTTCTCCTGATTAATTTAATTAATTATAACATATTCCTATGTCGGTTGTCAACCTATATTTGACCAATTCTTTTCTTATTTTGTTTCGGATTATCTACCCAATATATCGTATTAGGAGGCAAAAACCCGTGAATAAACCAAGCATTACCGAATGTTGGATTACCCTTTCCTGTAAAATCTACACGATTATTATACACGAGTGTAGACATTCCGTGTTCTATAAACATTCTGCCTCGTTTACCACCTTGAAAACTTGTGACTGGCAGTAGTAATGCAAATGGTTTGCCAAGAGCATAACAATGTTCAATAAACTTATCTTTGATGCTATATGGAGGATTAGTTATAACTCCGTCATACACATCATCTGGCTCACAGTCAAAAAAGTCTTTACCATTACTTGGTACTATCTTATATCCATTGTTGTTAAAGCCATCTACGATTAGATTAGATGTTCCACTAGTCGCTTCGTAATAGGTTTTATCTTTATCGATGTATTCCAGAAGAGGTTGAACTTGGTCAGATGGAGTATAACATTCATCTGATTCCTTGTTTCTCGCTCGTCTCTGAATTAAGTCTGTGTAAGTATTGCTCATTATAATTCAAACAAATTATCAAAGGTCTCGGATGCATTTGCGTCACTCATGTCCCACTTGAGAACACCAATTAAATTATCTAGTTTCTTATCAACAATAGTCTGCTCCATCAACTCGTGGTCAAATGGCAAATCTTGGAACCACTGAGGTATCTTAGTAGCATCAGTTGGGTATGCAACACTCTTTAACTTAAATGTGTTTGGTTTTAGTTTACAGATAATACACTTCATACCATCTACAATCTCTACTGCATATCTATCTTGGTTGAGTTCACGCAACATATTCCAGTTTAGAGCGGCTGATACGTGTCCAGGAAGATGTACTTTATCTCTCTTAGATTTGTCACCACCCATATTCATATCTCTTGCCATTGCCTTCTTAGCGGCATTCACTCTGTTCTTATATGAAGTCAAGTTATTCACACGAGATTGAGAACCTTTTTCCCAACCTGGTTTTGCTCTAAACTCTTTCTTAAACTCTTTGACCATATCGATGACAACTTCACGTGTTCCGTCAGTCAATATCTTCAACAATACTTCACTAAGAAAGTTTTGCATATACTTCGGTGTATCACTTCGTTTCAAGTCAAGACCCATTGCTTTAATCTTTCCTGGTTTGCCATCAACATCTCTGCGTTCACCATCATCGTCATAGATAAGCATCGCATATCTTTTCTTCTTAATAAAGATACCCATTGTTGCACAGTTCTCACGACCAGCAACAATAATCTCACCTTCTTTTCTAGGAACATTAAAGAATGTTTTCATAAAGTCTGGAAAACTTTCGTTCACTTGATTCGCAACTTCATCATACAACTGTAAGACCTTGTCTTTGTTCCATTCAATAGTTCCATCGTCAATCTCTTGTTTGTAAACAGGATACATTGAATAATAAATGGAGTCTGTATCACCATAGATAACTGCTGGACCTTGATAATCATAAGTTCCTGCTATAACTTCATTCGTCTTTGCACCCATATGTCGAGTGATACAACGACCTGTGAGTGTTGTACTTTGACCAATACGCTTATCATAGAAACGACAACCTTGATTCAGTAACGCACCGTAAAGCGAGTTCAAGTTAATCTTTTTAACTAACTGTCTTTTATCCCAGTGAGCAATTGCAACTGCATCGTTGTCTTTGATTGCTTCTTTTTTCTGCTGTTGCATCACTTGTCGTTCTGCATACCAACGTTCTAAGAGACTTGGAATAATACCTTGAACATCTTGTTTAAATATAGTGCCATTAGCAGTAAGACTCCAGTTTAGTCCACTATTAAATACTAAATCATAGGCTTCTGCACCAGTAAGGTCTTGTGTAGTTTTATTCTCTTCAACGGTTGAGTCTTCAAGGACTAAAGTAATGTTACTGGCTTTATCTTTCTCATTAACTAAACGAAATTCTTCTGAACTAAATGTTTCATCCCACGCTTGAGATGAACCATATCCCTTTGCACCAGTTTTTCTGCCCTCTTTAATTCTACTACCAATCATTTGTTCAGTTAAATCAGGTCTAAGTTGACCAGCAATAGTTTCAGGAGACATATTCATCGCACGAATAACTGATGGATAAAGAGAGTTGATATCAATGCCTGCTACCCATCTTTGCAACCCTGCTTTTGGAACTGCCACAAAAGCACCAGCGGCTTTCTGTAATTCTAATGCTTGTAGTTCTTCGTCTGAATATTCTATATCATCGTCTGACCATTCACGTCTCTTTCTGTCAGGAACGACCATGCCTCTTCTGTGTGCTTCATTGATAATTGCTTGTTCAGTAACAGCAACCGCACCCATTGTTGTTTTGATGTTCACAGTATTGTCGTGTGCAATCTCGTTTGCTAGTTCGATAAATCTTAGTTTCTTATCAATCTTATCAAGTAATGCAACGTCTTGTCTGTTGTATGCCACGAACTTGTAGAAGTCGTTGTTATATAACTGGTCTAATGTGCCGTCATATGCAACTTTCTTTTCACCTACTTCGTGTTCGCCAATTGTATCAAGTGCATATGAATGCATTTCGTGGTAAGTATACTTACGATATAGTTCTAAGTAGTCTAAGTGAATTCTGCCAAACAAATCAAACGTTTCTTGTTCTTTGCCGTACTTTACTATCTTACGTTTCTGAGGATATAAATCCCAAAGACACATTTTTCGTGTGTGCGACTTACTTAATACTCTAGTAATTCGATTAACAGTATATGGAATATCATAACCTTCAGAGTTCCAACCAGTTAGCACATCAGCATCTTCAATGACATCCATGAAATCATTCAGCATATCTGCTTCACTTAGATAGAGTTCTGTGTTTTCGAATTGTTCACAGATGCGTTGTGCTTCTTTAAGACCCTCGCCCTCACGCATACCCTTTGGCGGAATAACAAGAGTTACCAACAATTCTAACCATTGAAGATGAACTGTAATGGCTGTAATTGGCATAAATGGGTCACTCGGGTCTGCGAAGCCACGACTAGCATCAAAGTCAGTCTCAATATCGAAGAAAGCAGTATTAAGTGTTGGCGAGTCTATACCGTTATAGTTCTCACTCAAACACTTAACTTCGGGCTTCATATCACTTTCGTAAAATGCTTTACCTGAATTTATCTTTCGTTCTTTATGAAGGTCTTTGAGGCGTTTACATTTGATTTGACGAACTTTGTCGCCGTGAATACTTAAGTGGTCACCGCGTGGGTCTTTCACATAGAAAGTACGCCACGCTGGATAATCATTGTAGACTCGTTTGCCTTTACTTCTTTCTACAACTTGAACTATATCTTTGTCTTTGTTGTAGAATGCATCTACGTAACTCAAAGAGTGCGACCTACTGTCTCTAAGATAGTTTCCATATCTTCAAAATCAGCACGAGTTTCAGCAAGTTTTGCCTTGTGTGCGACCGTGATTGCTTTGTTTAGTACCGATGGTTTAACATCCATTTCTTCAGCAATTGCTCTTACAGTGTCACGTAAACCACCTTTGAGGTCTTCACATTCTTGTAGAACTAGGCAACCTTCATTCACTAGTTGAATGAGTCTGGCTTTTTCTTCTTCGTTGATAGCGTCAATTGACATATAAATCTCCTATAAGTTGTGCAATAAAAAAGAGTGATTTCTCACTCTTTATATATTAACATAACTGACTTAAAAAGTCAATAGGTTATTTGTTTAAAATAAGACTTTTGCACTGAGTTTTAAATCTGGATGATGGTCACCTGGCATTTTCTTATCTTTTGATGTCGAAGTCTTTCCGTGTGATGTGACTTTCATATTAGTTGGTGTTTTAATTTTAGTTGGGTCAATTTTAGGCATCTTTTCTGTCTTTTCTACCGCATCTTCAATCATCTTAGTCGCTTTGGCTTCTAATGATTCAAATGGATTAGCAAATCCCGTATCAGTAACACTGCTGGCTGCCGCTTTACCTAACTTCTTCACACCAGTTTTAGCCATTCCGACACCCTTTTTAAGTAATGCCGCGTTTCTGCGTTTCTTGTCTTTATCTATTCCAGTGCCACATCCTTCTTTATCTTTAACATTAGGATTGTTACATTTCATATTTACAATTGTTTTGCCTTTTGAACTATTTGGGTCGTGTGGCTTGCCATTTTTATCATAAACAACATCTTTACCTGCATATTCTGAAATGTTTTCACCATCTTCTTTAGATTCCCAAGCCTTTACAGTATCTCTTGCATAATTAGACATTTTGGAATTTGATGTTTTATTAGAAGAATTGGAACTACCGCCACTTCTTACAAAATCATAAGCATTATCGATAGCAGTTGAACCCGTACCATCGCCGCCTTGCAGTATATCTGAACCAGAAACTGTTGCTGATGTCTTTAGACCAGGTGATTTCTTTATTATTTGCTTTATAACACCGTCACCAGCACCCTTTTTGATTTGAGTTTTTACAGAATTAGGATTCATTCCTGGCTTGAATTTTCCTGCGGCATTTTTAACTGCCTTCTTACCGAACTTTTTGGCTAATGCTTTCGCTGCCATTGGTCCTAGAACCCTTGCGGCTCCAATAGCCAATGGTACAAGAGGTAGTACTTCATCTAATCTACCTTCTTTTTTAGCATTTTCCATTACTTGTACTTGTTCACTAAGTTTGGTAAATGCGAATTGAATTAATCTCATCATACCCACTTTAGTTTTTATCATATTGTCAATTTTTTCTTTGTTTTCATCGCTTACAGCATCGTATACTTGTGACACTGCTGATGCTGTATATAAATCAACTTTCATCTTACCATCGTCAAATTTGACTTGCATGTTTTGTTTGTCTGCTACAATCTTTTTAATCGTATCAATTGCTTTGTTGCCACTCTTTGGTTTCATATCCATAACTTTTAAGAATTCGTCTCTAGCCGCGATTGCTTCTTCGTCTTCTTCGTTTACTGCTTTATTTACTGCTTGATTAATATCGTATTTCATTTTTAAGTTTTTTGGACGCAACTTTGGCTTAGTTTTAATTCCTGGACCTGTGCCCATTTGATTTTCTGGGTGTGCCATTTGGTCTCTGTGACCTGCTCTAGGATTTACTTCAAAATCTTTAGTATCGTATGTATTTTCATAAAATTCTTCTTCAGTTTCACCGGCTGCCATTTCTTTACAATCGCCACATCTACCGTGTCCATCATTGTAGTCCATCATAGGAGCACCACAGCAATTACTTACCATACCTTCTGAATCAGCATACTCATCACCTGGTGAATATGATTCAACAAATACTTCTACCATGTCATCGCCATTACGCAATGCACCTTTTTTAACTTTTACGTTTTCTTTGCCGTATTTCTCAATTGCTTCTTCTGGAGACATACTAGTTTGTTTCCAACGCTTTTCTGCTTCATTAGTTTTTTCACGTTTTTCTGCCGCACACTCATCACAAGTATCAATGTCGCCGTCTGTTTCTTTGCTAATCCAGTCGCAATCATCACACCCGTCTGTGCCTTCATTTACAGATTCTTTAATACGAGCATCTAACTGAACATCATCATAGCCTTGTGCTTTGTACTTGTCATATAGTCTGACTGCTTCATCGTATGATACCCATTGGTCGTTGACTTCAGTGCCACCAACCCAAACAGCATATTCCATTTGAGAATTTTTTACTGTTTTGTCATGTTCTTCTTTATCTAAATCGCCTTCATAATCGTCTTCCCAATTACTATCCATATCATAATCGTCACTATATGATTCTTTTAATTTTGTTAATTCTGTTATTCTCATAATCCTTCTACCTTCTAATCAATGGAGTTTTAACGGGAGTATTGTATGATAAGTTGCCTACATCGGCACTATATCCCATCTGTAATTTTTTCTTTTTCTTTGATTTTTTAGATGCATATATACTTGCCTTTGGGTCACCACTACCTAATGGTCCTGCCACGGTTGCGATACCACCTGCACTTGTCATTTCACCTAATATCTCATGTATTTTCATAATAGTATTTATCTAAATGTATTCTTTGGTAATCCGTCTTTACTAACTTTATTACCGAATTTTGCTGCCTGTTTCTTAATTTCGTCTGGTCCAACATCAATAGTTGTGTTCACTCCTGGTACGACTTTACCCACTCCGCCTGTTTCGTTGATTTCTTCGAACACTGAATCAAAGTTTTTTAAGTAATAATCTTCTAATGCTCGACTATTTACACCGTTGAAACCATCTGCGATTTTCGATACATACCAGCCTAATGCATGTCTCCACTTGCCATTATTCTCTTTCTCTTTTCTTTGAAGAACAGAATGTAATCTCTCTGCGGCTTTCTGGTATCTATTGTTGTGTATCGTTGGGTCTACTTTTCTCTTAAATAATTCCCAAGGTGATTCTTCATCAAGTTCTTCTATTTCACTTCTGCCAATCACATCAAGTATGGATTCTTTATTGATACCACGAGATTTTGGTCCACCTCTTTTACGAGTTGTTTGTAGTTCTGCTTTCGTATCAACAATTGCTTTCATCATTGTTTGCATAACATCTCTATCTAATAGACTTTGTATTTGTTCAAAGTCACCTCGTTCTGCCATCTTAGTAAGTTCTGCTAGTTTACGAACTACACTGGCTTCTATTTGATTAAGCATAAGTCTGCCATATCCTTGAATTAATACTTCAGGATTATTGGGGTCTTCTTTGTTCCACTCCCAAATTTGAGAATCTTCATTTACTTCTTCGTTCCTTTTTGATTTCTTAGATGCGTTTAACTTTCCAGGCGCTAGACCAATTGGTAATTCAATTGTTTTTACATCTTCTCTTCCGTAAGAATCTTTAGCAGGCAATGGTTTACCAACTACATCTGGCCGTGGAAAACTAAATGGTTGTCTCCAATTCCATTCTGATAATTCTTCGTTAAACTGTTTACCGTATTTGATATCTTGTTCACGTTCTTGTTTCCAAAGTATTTCTACTTTTTCATATGGAACATATTTTACTGATACAGTATCTTTGCCAGCCTGCATAGCATCTACCAATCTATGATACCCATTTACAAGATATACATGGCCTGATGGAAGTTTTGTAACTGCCAACGGAGCATCTGTTCTACTTCCGCCACCTACTGATTGTGCGATTGCCATACCAGCATCACTGATAGTCAAATCGCTAATTTTCATTTCTATTGCTTCATTGAATGCTATTGATTCTACTGGGAATTCTTTGTTAGATGTTTTAAAGTCTTTCTTACGCATAACAGTTTTAACAATCAAGTCTAATTCATTGTTATCTCTATCCCATCTTAATGCAAATGGCATATTAATATCTGTTTGTAAATCTTTCATTACTGCTTCAGCATCTGGACCCATCTGTGCGATTGGCTTACCCCATTTTTTATACTCTTGTTTAAATAGACGTGTTAGTTCACTGCCAGTAATTTGCTCACCATTACGGTCATCGTTTACTCTGTCTAAGAAGTGACGTGTGAATTCAACATCAATACCAACTTTACCAAATATTCTATCAGCAAATATTTCTAATGCATCTAAGTCAGATTGTGTAATTTTCTTATCTAATTCATCTAGTCTCATTATAATTCACCTTTTGAATACTCTTGTATGTCTGGTGGAATACCCATACTTTTGATTGTATGATTATCTGTAAATGCAGTGAAAATATTCTTCTGGTCTTCAGGAGATAAATTCTTTCTAATTGCTTTAACTAATGTTTCGTAACTATCTAAATCATCACTGTTATCTAATCCTAACGTCTTCGCTATCGAATCTGCTGTCTTCCAGGGTCCATCGATAATCTTATTATTGTTCTTTTTTGTGTATCCGTCACCAGTTTTCTTCGGAACTGGTCTGCGTAAAACTCTTATTAGTCCATCTCTTGGACTAAACATAAATCTTTTTGATTGTAATGGTCTACCGTCTTCAATTGTTTCTTTACTATTTTCTATCTTCACGCTACCTGCAATAGAGGCAATCATTATATTACGATATACACCCTTATACTGACTATCTTTTTCATTTGGTGAATGGTAATATGTTTTCATCCAATCTGGGTCACCTGGCATAAAATCTATTTGAACATAGCCGGTTCTTGGTCTGCCATCTGATTTTTCTCCGTCAAAGTCCATGATTTTAACCTTAGTCATAATCACACTTGACTTAGCAATTTCCATTATTTGGCTACTTTTTTTAAGTCTTTCTACAAATTCTGGTATTTTATCAGTTTCGATATCTAATGCAACATCAATGTCTCCACTGAATTGTCTTTTACCAACACTGCCTAATGCATTATTTCTTAAATCTATGCCAAGTTCTTTCTCTAATGGAACAAGTGTTGGATTGATTTCATCAATATGAATAGCACCTACACCTGGCAATGAACCACCTTCAGATAATATTTCTGATTGTACTGCTTTGTGTTGGGTTAGTTCAAATAAGTTCATTATTATTTTTTACCTTCAAATTGTCCTTTAGCACCGAAATTAGGCTCACCTTTTTTTCTTTTATTAGCGTGTCTCCATTCGTTATGGCCTTTTGACCATCTTAGTTTCTCTGCGCCACTGTATGGATTACTATCATATGGCTCACCATTCTTGGCAGCCTTTTGACCTTCTTTGTATTCAGTTGTTCCCTTTGCATCAGAATAATGCATAATTCCTGCTTCGTTTGTTTTTTGACTATCTAGCAGTTTGCTTAGTGCTTCTTTAACTTTGTAAGTTTTGCCATCTACATCAAATGATTTCTTACCATCAATCTTTGCTTTTTCTAACTCGCCTGAGAATTTATTGCCTTCTGTCTCTGTTTCTGGAAACAATTTCTTGTAGTATTTCTTGTGAATTGCTTTATACATCATATCTGATTGTTCAGGTGTCGTGTAACCTTGGCGTTTGATTATCTTTAAAAGACCTTCAACTGCTTTAATCTCACCTCTGTCACCAAATGCTTGTGCTAACATAAGAATGTTTTCTGAATGATTGTTTCTGTCTTCATTATACTTATATGAATCTTGCATCATTTCCAAGTCACCGTTGTGGGCTTCAGGTGGAACATCTTTCTCATCATAATCATCTGGTCCGTAACCCGCTGGTGTAACATCTATTGTGTCTTCAGTTACTTCACTATTTTTGTCCCAGTTGAATTTGCCATTCTTAAATACACCGTATTCATCAGGTTCATCACCGCCCGTTGATATAAGATTAAGTCCTTCTGGTTCTAAACCGGCTTTCTTAACAAGTTCTAAGAACTTATCTTTAATTGGATTTCCTTCTTCCATTGCGCCGATGTAATCATCATATTCTTCTACCTTTTTGCCATCTTTATATACATCAATCATATAAAAACCTTCACTGTAATCGTAATATACATTAGCATAATCGCCAGACATTGGTGCTTCATCAAGTTTTGCTTCGTCAATAGTAGCGGCTTCCATATAATGTTTTACACTTGAGATATAATCAACTGCTTTAGTAATCTTTGCTTGAACCCAACCCTGTAATCCTTCTTCTTCAGAAACATTACTAAGCATTTGTTCTAACTCTGAAGAATACTTTGCTAGTCTGCTAACATCTTTTCTAGCCATACTTACTTCGTGGTCAGGCGCTTCGTTCACTGATTCTTCAGGCCATTCATTAGAACTTCTATGGTCAGAAAGGAATGCTTCCATTTCGTCTTCTGTAACGTTGTGTAGTAATTCTTCAATTGCTGTATAGTCACCTGAGTGTGCATCTGCTTCCATTTGTCTTGCAACTTTTCCAAGTAAACTCATTTCGTGTTCATTTACACTTTCTGATTCATTGGCATAACTTGCTCTAACATTACTAGGCTTTAATCCAAGTTCTCTAGTTCTAATATCGTCTACAGCGTTTTGAATTCTGTATGCTACCTCGTTTTTATGAGCAAGAGGTAACTCTTTATTTTTAAATAACATAAGAACATACTCATCAATTGTATCTAAGTAGCCTGCGATGTTACCTTCATTATCTACTGTAACTTCTTCTTCGTTCACTGACTCTGATTTTGTAGAACCGTCAGTATTAAAATGTTGCTCTCTAATCTCTTCGACATATTCAAGTGCTTGTTCGACCATTGTAATGTCCATATTGCCATCGCCACATTCTTGTAATACATGGTGAATGTATTCTAACATTTCGTGTTGTTCATTATGATAGGCATTTTCTGCAACGTGTTCTACATCTGCTAACTTTGGTGTAATACCAGCAGTTGATTTCAATTTCCAATACTTTGCCGCATTCTTTGCCGCATCATAAGATGAAGTTGCGTGAGTTTGGTAACTGCCCTTAGTAGCATGAAATACAATGTATGGTCGTTCTTTTGATTCACTTTCATTTTTCAATGTACCTAAATTTTTATTCATTTGAGTTTTGCGATTTGATAGTGCTGTTTCCGCGTCTTTTGCCATTCCACTTCCTGGCATTTTAGAATTTTTATTTGACATCCACTTATGTAATGCTTTGCCGCCTTTATAAGCGGCTGTACCAACAGCGCCTGCGGCTGCGGCTACTCCTAATGCTGGAAGAATTTCATCTAACTGTTCTTCGTTAGTTTTCATTGGTTCACCAATTTTACCAATCTTCTTAATAATGTTTTGTATAATTTGATTACCGTCTGATTGACCTCGTCCTGATTCACCTTTGTCATTACCGTCTGAGTATACTTTAAACTCGCTTCCCATTCTATCATATAAGTCGTCTAAGTTTCTCTTAGCCCAAAGCATTACGGTAGTTAGTTTTCCTTTGTCGCTTAGAACATTGCCTTCGTCCCAAGTCTTTGACTTGCCTTGCCATTGTAAACCATTTGGAGTTTTACTAATACCATCCATTCTAAGGCATAGTTCTTGTATAAAGTTTCTCTCTTGTCCACTAAAGCCTTGTGCTGGACTATCTTGTACCCATTCATTTGTTTTCTTTAGTTCCATAACTTCTTCAACTTTTTTGTCGAATTCTTCGTCAATCGATTCGGCGTGCATTGCTGCCATATGAGCATTATACTTCTTAGTTCCCTTTTTATGTGGGCTTTTGCCTTCTGATATTGCCTGTAGTATATTTCTTTTCATAGTATTTTCCTCGATAACGTTTTCTGTTAAAAATTTAGAAAACGAGTCTTCATCCCAGTTTTCATTCATAGCGTCTTTGTTGCCTATTTTTGTTTTGAATAGTTCTATTACATCTTGTGGTACATCGGTGATGTTGTATAAGTCTTGTAACATTTGTGTTAGTTTAGTATCATCACTGTTCACAATCATATTTCGAATCTGTGATGCACTGTTTATTTTTTGTCCTAATACTTCAAATGGAAATGTAGGAGTTGTTGCTATATAGCCACGAGTTCCGAATGTTTCAGCATCTTCTAACCCATTCCACTTCTGTAAGTATGCTGGTTCACCATTCTTCTTCAACTTGATGCCACCAGAAAAATCAAACCTAGGGTCTTCTGCCATGTCTTTTTCTGATACAGCAAACACCATAACTGTGGTGTTTTGGTCAAATCTTTCCATGATTTCTACAGATTGGTATGGTGACTTTGTTTGAACAATCGCACTTCCGTCAACTCCTGCTAACATCATCATCTTTTTCTTTTCATCGAAAGTGAAAGGTGACCTGTCGCCATCAACTTTGCCAGATGTAGAAATGAATACTTTCGCATTACTATACTTCTGTTTTAAGTATTTGTATACTTTACCGTGTCCAATGTGAAACGGATGAAAGCGACCTGGATATATAATAACCAGTTGCTTGCCGCTATTTTCTGTTAATTCTGATAAGTTCATACAATTGTCTCTATATTAATTTATTCTTAATTGTATTTATCATTTTAAAAGTATAGACAAAAAAAATCCCAGCAAATGGCTGGGATAATTATATAGTTTATATTTTATTTTACCAAAATATTCTCATCCACCAAGGACGATTTGCTTTTTGATACTTGCCTACTGCGTGAAGTGCCTCTAACAACTCCGGCAATATATTTGAATTCAGTACATATCGTTCTTTCTGTACTAATATCTGCAAGTTTCTTATATTGAGTTTTATAACTTCTTCGTTGGTATTTCTAAATAATGCAACGACTGTCCTATGTTCAACATCTACGTATAAGAATTTCATACTACTTCCTCCTAAAAACACTACTCTCTAGTATTATTTAAGAGAAAACCGCACTATATATAGTGTGTAGTTAAGTTTTAGCAGTAGTTTACTTCTTTTCTTCTTCTTCTGTAGGTTTTTTATTAACTTGTGAACACATCTTCTTTACTTCACCAAATTCAGGTCCTAATTCAAGTCCTTTATATCTAGCACATAGTTTCAACATTTCTAACTGTTGTTTTAATAGTTCATTTCTCATCATTGTTTCTTTGAATTTTTTAGTACAAGTTGAACCAAGTGCAATTCTTAATCTGATACCAACTCTCCAGTTGTCGCCTTTATTCGTGTTTCTATAGTTATTATTATCACTGTTAGGATAAGTGCCGTCACTACTACCGTCTTGTTCACCTATCTCTGCGTATGGTTCTAGTGTAGCAGTTTCACAATGACTACCGCCACTGTTTAAATATTCATTGGCTGCCGTTGCAGGTTTAGTCCATAATGCCAGTACGGCTATTATGATTACTAACACCCAAAGTTGGAACTGATGTTGTTTTTCCATCTTAGTATCCTCCATTGAGTTGTCTTTGCATCTCTTTCAAGTCATATTTCATTTGATTAATTGAATCACTTAACTTATAATAACTTTGTTCCATTGCTTGTAGTTCAGCATCACTTGCCAGTTTATACTGTGCATCTCTTAGTGCTTCTGCTAATACTTGTATTCTTGCAATCTGTGTAGCAAAGTTAGTCATCTCAATAAGCATTTCTTCACGTCCTTGCTTATAAAGTTCATTAACAGCCTTCAAACGAATGTCTAGTTTTTCTATTTCACTATTCATCATTGTGTCTAATGATTTGAAATCATTTTCAGTTGACATTTGCATAGATGCAATCTGCTTTTCATTTGTCTCTATTGTATTCTGTAATCCAGTTACGTAACTTAAACTTCCGTATAGTCCTGCTATTAGAGGAATTGCTAAACCTATTCCACCGAGTGTTGCTGATAATTTCATAATATTCCTCTCTTCTAAATAAAAAAAGTCGTACAAAGAGACATTCTCTGTACGACTAGTATTTACTTGTTCGTAGTTTATAATTAACTACTTACTTTTTTAATTAGACTTGTTTTCCTTCGTCATCGAAAGTAACATCTTCAGCATCATCAAGTGCTACATTGAATTCTCTCAAACGTCTAATGACTGATAAGAAATCAACAATTGTTGTCCATCTATCGATGAAATAGCCCATTGAACTTTCAACTCGACCAAATGCGTTTAGAACTTGGAATAATACACCAAGTGTAATTAACTGGTCAAAATATGCTGGTGCTAATACAACTAGTGCTAAGTTACCTACGCATAATCCGAATGCTGTTTGCCATACACCAAATCCCATATACCAGTTGAATAGTCTATAGTAGTTTCTACGAACTGAATAGAACATTGGAAATAATGTTGAAGTTGCTCTTGCACTAAAGTCATCTTCTGAGTGTACTAATTGTTTTCTCATCTTTGCTTCTACAACCTGATTTCTATATTCAAGTTTAGGCAGAGGCCAACCAAGTAGAAGTGATATTAGAGTACCACCAATTGATACTGATAATGCTATCCATACTAAGAAACCAGGAATAATTTGACCATTCCAAACTGGTAAACTTTCTGATAAGTTCCATAGAATAGGAAGAAACGCAAATAATATAAGTATAGCACTAAAGAATCCAGTGAACAATCCTTGAAGTGTCTTACCAAAAATCATTAAGTCTTCTTGTATACGCTGTGAGCCACCTTCTATCTTTGCAGTTGAGTTTTCCCAACGTGTCATATAGTGTTTGGTGTTTGCTTCACGCCATCTAAAACAGTATCGTTGTGTTTGCCATGTGGCGTATACTGCGATTGGAGTATATAGGACTATGATTTCGACAAAGGATGGTTGTACGCCCTCAGTCAATGTGATGAAATTTAAAAATCTACCAGCGTCCCATCCCAGAAATAGTTCCCAGAATCTTTCTTCTTGTAGTGATTGAATTACATCATAGATTTCTTTGTTCCAACTATTGTAGAAAACTAATATTTCTACGTTGTACCAAATCATACTTAAAAGAAACGCTAACATTAGCCATGCATATGTCCCGTATTCTCGTGTGAAAAAAAATGATTTTAACATATGTCACCTCTAATTGATTAAATTTATATACGAATTTAATCGTATACTGTATTTATACAAGTTAGAAGTTATATTTAATTGAGAACGACTATATATCCTGCGATGACTACAGCAACAAGTGTCATTAGTAATTTGTCTTTTACAGTCATCTCATGCCACCTTCTGGGTCACTGCCTGTAGTACCGAAGAAATTTCTATAGTCTGTTGCTATTTTAACTAGTCCGGGTTTGACTTCAAAGTCTCTTGGATGTAACCAATACATTGTTGCGTTTGGAATTTGAATGAATAACATTCTTAAATCTTCGTCTTCAACGCCTAAAGACTTAAGTAGTTTCAGCAATGATGATGCAGTCCTAAATGCAGAAGACTCGATAGCACTTGCACTTGCACCGTTCATACTACCTGGAGGCGTACCTGGTCCATGAATACCAAAGTAAACGTTACCGATTAGATATCGTTTATCGCCTGCTAAGAATAGTAAACCACACGCTGATGCACAAACTGATTTGCCTCTCATATAATCTGGAGTATTTTCGTCAACGTTTGTTCCTGGAGTATAAATTGTTTCACCTAATTGATTTAAAACTGGCGTACTTCTAACAACAGTAACAACGTTACGAAGTTTCATATGTGCCGCAAGACAAGAACCGTCTGCTAGGTTACCACCTGGACTTTCTAATATTACAGTAAAGTATCCGTCTGGCATCTGAGGTGTAATCTTTTCACAATCACCTTCTTTTACTGTACCCATTAATGTATATAATTGGTCATCAATCTTTTTCCATTCTAATCCGCCCGTGTTCTCTTCTTCTTCAATTTTGTTATTTGCTTCTTCGTATAGTACCATGTATTCATCGTACCATTCAACTCCTTTGTCTTTACCTGTTATTACAAGTAAGATTATTACAACAATTAAAAAAGGATTTCTTATTAGATAAGATACTGTTCTTCCAAGGAATGATTGTTTTATATAATTTAATATTTTCTTCATAATTTGCCCTCTTATGGTTCAGGTGTTCCTGTTGGCTTTTGAAGACCTTGTCTCTCCATCATCTTTTTAAATTCATATGATGTGAAGCATTGTGTTTTAGTTATATGTTGCCACTCTATATCTAACTGAATGGGTTGTTGAGGCATATAATTTTTATATTTTTCGCATTGTTCCATTGTTGTAAATGGCAATGAGTATATTACTGGATTACCAAGTTGCACCTGGAATAGTGACACAACAAAGTGTCCTATCATTAAAACTGCTCCTACTGTTTCCATATTCGTCTCCTCTAATTTCTATGGACCTGGGTTTTCTTCTGGTCCATAAACTACCTCTGGTGTTTCAACTTCTACACCTTCAAATTCTGTTATCAAACTTGGTCTTAATATATTGTTGCTAGTTCTTTCTTCAGCGCCTGTTCTTCCTTCATCAGGATTTACTGGTAGAATTACTGGGTCTGGATTTGTATTACCTGAAGTTGTATAAGTCACACTATCATCCTCGTTTCCACTACGCTTTTCTTGTGGTTCAGACAAGTTCATCATCGGAATAAAGAAAAGTGATTCTGATTCACCGGCATTTGATTTTGTAGTTTCAAATTGTCCTTGTGCTAAAGATGAACCTATTTTCTTTTCTAGTTCTTTCATTTTCTTTTTATTTTCTTCGGACCAGTCAATCTTATAAAGAACTGGTGCGCCATCTTTTTTCAATACTACATATATCCATGGCTTGTTGTCATTCACCCACATCACTTCTACTTCTTCTTTCTCTGGTAATCCATAAACTGGCATACCTTGTAGAAGTTTGATACCTTGCCAAGTCATACTTGCCATAATTAATGCTAATGGAATTATAATGAATGTGTAAAGTTTGTTTGCTTTACTTTGTATTAATGCGTATAGACATACGAGAATCAATATGAATAGGCCTAGAATATAGACCATTATCAATGTATTCACAGTCATTTCATTCCAAAACATTTATAATCTCCTTAGATATCATCTTCTTGTGCTATTGCCTGTCTTAAATCTGCATCTCTGCCTGTAGCCGCCTCGTCTGCTTCTGTATCATCCATATATGACGGCGGTGAATTAGTAATCACATTTGTAGTTCGTCTTGACCCTACAATTATCTTGTCACTTGTCCATACATCTGTTACTTGACCTTCTTGGTCTAATGTGAAACCTGGAAGTCTAATTATATCGCCTCTTTCATTTAGTTCGCCTTGCATAACATAAACTTCTCTATATGGATTTACATCTAGTAGTGTTAGTGTATATTTAGTTGGAGTTTTTTCTCCTTTATTATAAACATGAATGTTGATGTAGTAGTCACCTGCCATTATTCCACGCATACTCACAACTTCACGGTTTATTTTAATAACTATTCGGTCACCATCTATCCACATATAATCTGATTGTTTGCCCAAATCATCTCGGTCCAGATGCATATATCCACTGTGTTTGTTTTGAAAACTTAGCGGTGCTCCCATTCCTGGACCTAATACCCATATATCAATATCGTCTGCTGATTCGTCTTCCCATTCTAATGTAATAAGAATCTCTGCTTTTGCTGGAATATCTGATTTTTTTGTAATTGGGTTGATTAGTAGAAGTGCTAATACGAATAAAACTACAAAACCTAATAGTGCGTTGAATAAAACATCGTTAAACGATAGGTTAGAACCGTATCGATTAGACATTTACTCACCCTCTCCAATCATCAATTGAGTTCTTAGAGATACTGAAACAATTAATCCTGTTAGAGTTGTTAATAGTGCAGTTGCCATACCACTGGCCAACTGACCAATCACGCCTTTCATACCTTCTACATCAGACGGGTCTATAGATGCTAAGTTTGAACCACCTAACATAAGAATAAAACCTAAAACTGTACCCATCATACCGATAGCCATACAAGTTTCAGCAATGAACCAAAACTTTTCATTCGATGTTGTAATATTTTTCAATAACTTATAGCCAATCATAGAACTGGTTAATAGCCAGATTCCTATTAGAACAAAAGAAATGTATGTTTGGTCGTTATTGAGAATATAGAGGTGCAATTCATACACATATGCGGAGGCTAGAATGATTATTTGTAATACGAAAAATAACCACCATTGTAGAAATGCTTTTGTCATCGTGTTCTCTCCCACTTTTATAGTTTTGATTTATCTAACTATATTTATCAAAGTAAGAGATAATAAAAAAGCCCGTCATAATAACGGGCTTTTAAGTAGTATAATACTATTTAATGTTTAAAACATTAGAAAGTAAGTTTGATACCTGCTGAAACAGTAGAATCACCATCTTCGACTTTATCATATGAATAAGTCATAATACCACGCTTAAGAGCAACAGTATAAGTGTTTTTACTATTTAGTTCTACAACTTTAGCAGAGATGTCGCCCATAGCAACTTTTAAGCCTCTAACATCTGTGCCATTTGTAGCACTAGTCATAGTTCCTAGCAAAGAGTGTTTGCTATCACCAGTTTTAGTAACACTTGCATCACCAATTGATGCATTTGCTACATCTACTTGGAATCCTGCTACTTCTACGCCAGCATCCAAGATTGTGTTAGTTCCAGTTGTTGTTTTCTGATATGAACCACCAATGTCCGTCAAATCACCCAACAAAACATTAGCACTTAGAAGTCTATCAGAATCTAAGATGTCTTCACCTGCAACATTAATCGGTCCTAAGTCTGTACTAGCGCCAATCTCTGTTGATTGATTTGCACCGGATGGTTGGTATGCTGAAACAGTAACACCTGCGACTGTAGTTGACGCTTTCATTCCCATTTCACCATCTACTTTACCAAGTCTAAGGTCAATTGAAGAAATTGATGTGTCAATGTATAAGTCACCTACAGTTCCAGTCTCATCGACTTTCGCTGTAACTGAGCCAGCCTCAGTTGCCATGCCAACAACAACTTCAAGTTCTTGTGTATATGTGCCTGAGTCTGTAGCAGTGCCTTCGTATGTACCAGAAACTGAAACACCTGATTGTGTGGCTGCTTCTGGTTCGGCAAATGCGGCGAATGGCGTTGTTAACAAAGCCGTACCCACAATTGCGGTTCTCAATAAAGTATTCATAATTCTCCTATAGTTATTTGAAATACGTTAAGTTGGCTCCTTTTTTGTATGAGAGGAACCTTTCTCATAAACAATAAACCGAGTATACCATACACGAATGTACGATAACCTCAATATATTACTAATTATAACATCTTATTTATACTAAAGTCAACCTATTTTTTGTATATTTTATGATTATTTTGATAAAAATGAACAATTTGTCATAAATTGTCACATTTTACATTGAAAAACTAGAGCCACATCCACAAGATGTGCGAGAACTAGGATTGTCGATGGTGAAACGTTCGCCTTCAAGGTTGCTAACGAAATCAATTGTTGCTTCTGAAAGATACATTATACTCATACTGTCTATTACTAATTGAACGTTGCTTGTCTCTACGATTGTGTCATCATCTGCGATTTCGTTTTCGAAACCAAATCCGTAACTAAATCCGTGACACCCGCCGCCTTGAACAAACACTCTAAGTGCTTTTACATCTTCTTTATCTTCTTCAATAATTTCTTTAACACGTTCTGCCGCATTTTCTGTAAAAATCATACTCTTACCACCTTTATATCTCTTGTTGTTGTGCTAAACTGACTGTATAGCACGTCATTGTTTGTGTTCACAGATGGGTCTGCACTATCAATTTTTTTAATTGAATAGTCAATAGGTCCACCTGTCAAATATTCGTTATTGTCTTTACTTTCATACCACTTAAGACTATCATTTGGATGACCAATGCCTAAACTATAAGTCAAGTTGTTATCTTCTTGTTTGATACCCAATACTTCGCCCCATGCATCTTGGCTGTAATTGGCTTGGTCTAAGTCGCCACTTCTGGGTTCTTCTATGTAACCAAAATTCTTACCGTAACCAGTAACATAACCCATCATATTTGCACTGAAGGCTACTGTTCCACTTGCTATACCAATCGATGTGTATGCATTATCCCATCTACTTGCTTCATTTGGGTCTCTTATAGTACCGTCTTTTCTGACATTACGAACTTCAGTTTCATCTACTTTCCTATTAAAAACGAATAAACAGTTTGCACCCATCTGTGGATTTCTTGCTACCCAATCTTTTTCACCAGGATACATAGTAAATCCCCAAGAATGGTCTTTACATAAAAAATCTATCTTTTCTCTATCTGTGACGATATACAAGTCAAAAAAACTTTCATCTTGTTTTGAAGGAGCGTGGCTGGCAAGATAAGCCCAGTGATTTATATGGTCTTCATCTATTGTTTTAGAATAGTCCCAGTTTCTTTGACATCTACGTGCCTGATTGATTGCATTTCTTTCGATATTCATGTTTTCAGCGTTACTCAAGTTATTCTCCTCTATGGTTGGTCAAACACGCCGTGATGAATTCCTTGTTCAACTTCGTGTTTTTTACTCGATGCCTCTTCATGTAGATGAGATATCTCATAAAACCGATTAATAAGCCCGATGGCTGTTTTATAGTTAGTGTATGTATCAATACTTTCTTCAATTTGTTCTATAATAAAGTTAGTATGTCCTTTCAATTCAAAAATGAAATTCTCAAGTTCGTATTGTAAGTTTGCTCTAGCAAGTTGAATTCTTAAATCAGAAATAAAACTTAAATCTTCTGCTGTAGTGCCATCACGGAAATCCCATTCGTGACCATTTGTTTCTAATATATATCTTGCTCTTAGAATTGGGTCTACTAATGTATTGAATGCCCTATGAGCAAATTCTTTGTGGTCTCTACCGATAAATGAGTTATCATCTTTTAAGATATTTAGAATCTTTTTGTAGTGCGTAGAAAGACTTCGGACACTAGTTCCTTGTTTTTCTTCGACACCGAAGAATTTGAAATAATTCTTCTCATCTAAATTGTATAATCGTTTTGTTCCTGACATAAATTTCTACCTATTTGTACTTATATGATACAGTGTTTCAATCAATAAGTCAACCATTTTCTGAAGTATTTTTCAGTTTATCTGTGAGTTGTTGGTAAGGGCGTAGTCTTGGGTCTGTTTTATCTTCTTCATTGAACTGTAGACCGTATCTCCAACCATTATCTACTTTTTCTGACATCCATCTGTTATGTTTCATAGCAGTTAAATCAACCTCTGTCTCACCTTCTGGTAAAAGATAATCTTCGGTAGTTGTTATTTCCATAATAAAGTCTTCGTCTGTCCAGTCTGTGATTAAACCAAGAATAACTTCTGCTTCTGTTTCTGACACGCCTCGATTTAATCTAAAATCATAGATGTGTTCATACAATGCTTCATCTCCTAAGTGATAAATTACTGCTGTCCCATCTTCTAAAGGCTGAAATATGTTTACAATTGCTTTTTTAAGAACAATAATTATACCACGGATGTCAGTTTTATCTAACTCCTTGGTCATCTTTAGTCTGATGTGATATTTGAAGTTACTTTTGTTCATTTTTTGTATCTTCCTTAAACTTAGTTGAACTAGAATTCACATACAAACCAAACCATGCCGCACCAGAACCTACTAGGACTGATACTAAACCTGCTTGTTGGGAGTTTGGCTCTGGCAATAGCATAAACCATTGAACTACATCGTATAAAAGATAGATGTACATAGAAATGAATGCTCTAGGAAAGAGTCTCCATCTGCTGAAATATTCTGGTGCTATGTGAAGCCAATTAGTTGTTTTTGTCATGTCTAATACTCGATTACTTTTCTATATGTATTTATCTTTTAAAAATGTGAATATTCCACTTCACATTGTGACAAATTAATAAAGAGAATTAGACGTAAGTTACTGTGACCTTTAAATCGCCAGAAGTGGCACCGTAGTGAGCAAATGCACATTTGATTTCTAGTTCAGCCGCACCAGCATAATGATAATCTGGATTAGTTACATATGAACCAGTGGTTTCAAGGTCATTTTCATAATCAGACATAAATCTGTCTTGGTCTGATTGTACCCCAACGATTAATGATGGTGTTCCGCCTGTGTAACCTGCTACAGCAGTAGTACATTCTACAAGAACACTTAGAACCCTTGAGTTACTACTAATTCTACCGAGTGTGATTGTTGATGTGTTACCAAATCCACCGACTGGAGTAGTAAATGTGTGTGATAATGAGTTGGCATCTGTTGCCGCACTATCTTCATTAGCAAGTAATACCCAAGCACCACCAGAACGAAGATATAATGCCCATTCACTTTCGCCTGTGTCTAGTACGTGAACTTGGTCACCTGTAAGAGCCGAGGCGTTAAGAGCATCTCTTGCCGCAATACTGGCTACAACTGTTATACCACCAGCAGAACGAATACCTTTTTCAACATTTAGACCTAGAGCATATGAGCCAGAGTGACCTGACATAATACCGTAGTCTAGTGTTGGAGTTCCAACCTTATCAACTAGGAATATTTCACCACCATCAGCACGTGTCAATTTAAGAGTTGCACCAGATGCCGCGGCATATGTTGTTCCTAATGATGCTACTCCGCCAGAACCAGCAAAGTCATTGCCGTTACTATCTGCTGTCCCGTTTACAATAGTGAATGCAGTGCCCAATGCGTGTGTAATTACTAAATTACCACTTGAATGTGATGCTGTAATATTCGGAATACTTGTCGCATTAATATCGTCTGCCATATCTTCTGCAATACCAACTGCGATGCCGTAAGCGGCTTGTCCAGCAGTACTGGTTGTAAAGTTTACTGACTGGCCGTTGATACTTGCACTAAATGGCACATAACCACCAACAAGACCATATGCAGAACCGTAAGTTGACGGGTCACTTGTAATCACATTTGGTGCTGGAGTCGAAGATGCTACTACGCCATGCGTAGATGTTAATGCATTGATATCTGTTGATGCATCAGTGATTGAAACAACACCGCCAGTATTTGTTGTAAACAATACATCTGTTTCATTGATTTCTAATTTGTCAGCCGCACTAGCAGTACCATTTGTAACTGTGCCTCTGGATATACTAGGTATAGCATTGGTTAATTTTAAGAATATAGCAACACCAGTATCTGTTAAAGTCAAGTCACCAGAGTTGTCTGTCTTTGGATAAACAAAATCACCTGGATTTCCCGGCAAACCTGGAACAAAATCAACGATGCCATTTGCTGGTCTTACTAAGAATTTATTTGGACCTGGTCCAGCATGTGTCACTGTACCCACTAATCTTTCAATGTTAGCCGCATCAGCCAATTCAAATACATTAGTATTATGGTCAATTGCTACTACATCACCAGCCTCAAAGCCGTGTGCAGTTTGGTCTAGCATATAGTTCATTTGTGGATTTAGATACTGAAAACGAGAGTTAACGTTTGCATAAAAGTCACTTGATACAATACCAGTAGGTAATGGGTCAATCATAGGATGACCATTTTCGTTAATTTGGAACACTACTGCACCACCCGGAACTGTAAAGATACCAGCACCAGTTGAACTTCTAAATGTATTATATCTTAATCTATCTTCTGCTTTACATACAACACTTGTTGCTGTTTTTGATATGATGCTAACAATTTGTAATGCACGACCATCTGTTGCACCAGCGATATAATCACCAACTACAATGTCAAACCCATTAAATACTTTGGGTGTTCTTGTTAAGTGAGAACCATGAGCGACTGGAGTTATAGTCATAGTAAGTTCCCAACGATATGCTTTTGGCTGTGAACCACCAGACCACCAAAGGTCTCCTAATCCGTCATCGTGGCTCCATAGAGCATCAGTAGTTTGAGCAGTTACATTTACAGAGATAACTTTTGCTGGAACATTTAAATCTATTGCACTTGTCTTATTGATTGCCATCTTTAACTATCCCTTTACACTGTTGTAAACATTAACCATGCATGTGTTGTTGTGCCGAAACTTCTGGATGCTCCTGTGTCTGCCTCTCTAAGTTTCAGTGTTAGTTTAACTGAACCCATACTACCAAATGCGATTGGACTGCCTGATGAGCCGCCACCTGTTACTTCTTTAGTGGACATATCACCACTTACTGGTTTGACAACATATTTGTTAGATGAATACGCATAACCATACATTAACATATTAGCAGGTGGATAATTAGTGCTACTAAATGTTATATCAACTGTTCCACCCGTTGCTGATGTGATTGTTGCACTAACTCCTGAAGTTGTATTCGTAACCGATGTCAAGTTTCCGTTAGTTGCGTAATTTAATTTGAAATATTCTATTGTTGCGCCTGAACCACCACCACCACCTGAAGGTGCGGCTGGAGCCCATTCACTATCTGCTTGTACCCAAGTTAGAACATCACCGTTTGAAGGCGCACTTGTTGATGTATCTACATCTGATAAATCGTTTATTGCTGAAGCACCACCGCCACTTGCTGGAGTTGTTGCTACGAATGATGAACCATTCCATGATAAGACTTGTCCATTTGAGATACCCGCAGTACTCACATCTGTCAAGTCATTCATTGCGGCAGTACCTGATGCTAAATCAGTTCCTGGTGCCCATTCTGAACCACTCCACTTTAGAACTTGTCCTGTACTTGGTGCTGATGACGAAACATTTGATAATCCGCCTAATGTTGAACTTAATGAGATTACACCTGAATTTATTTGAATTCCTGTACCGGCTGTTTGTGCTGTTGGTTTATTCTTAAGATTGTCATAATCTTGGACATCATCACCATTGAATAATAGATTACTACTATTTGTTCTAAGTGTATCAGTTCCTAGATATAATGAACTGTTACTTAGGAATAAGTGTCTTACTTTATTTGATGCACTACCAATGTCGTATGTCGCATCTGCTTCTGGTAAAATATGTCCAGTGTTAGAAACTTGCCATCTATCTGACCCGTTAGTTTCAAATACAACACGACCGTCTGCACCGCCATCTATTACTTCTACACTAGAGTTTCCTTCTTCGATTTTGTCAGTATTACCACCACTTGATTGTGCCACCCAGGCATAATCACTACCGTTCCAAGAAAGAATATCACTTGTACTTGCAGTGCCTGAATTTAAGTGTGCATCAACATCTGAGTTTTCATATAGTTGTGAAGTTCCAAGTGCATCTGTGATTCCATAGCCGGCTAATGTTGTTGGTGTTCCTACTAATGAACTGAATAATTGTGCAGGAACAGAAGATAGGTAGTTTGCGTCATTAGTCCATTGACTAACATTACCAGACTTGTTTGTAAATGCTGTTGAACTACTAGGAGTAACTGCATCTGTAATTCCATAACCAGCAATTGTTGTAGGTTTGCCACTTAATGAACCGAACGCACCATCAAATGCATCTGTAATTCCATAACCAGCAATTGATGTTGGCTTGCCTGTTAATGAAGCAAATGTCTGTGCTGGAACTGAAGTAAGAAATCCTGTATCATTAGTCCATTGACTGATATTACCTTGTTTGTTTGTAAATACATTTGTACTTGTCGGAGTGACTGCATCAGTAATTCCGTAACCTGCAATCGTTGTTGGTGTGCCACCTAATGAACTGTATAGTCCGTCAAATGCATCTGTAATACCGAACCCTGCGATTGTTGTAGGCTTGCTTGTAATTTGTGACCATGCTGGTGTGTGATTGTCGTTATTAATCCAGTCATAATCTGACCCATCCCAACTTAAAATTTGTCCAGATGCGGCTGAACTACTATTCAGGTGTGTATCTACATCACCATTATCGTAGTTTGTTGTCTCTGTGAATGATATAACACCCGTTGTAGAATTATATGTTAAGTCACCTGAAACACTAATTGCACTTCTGGCTCTTGCATCTGTAAAATATTTGTTACTTGCATCTTCGCTTAAATTAGCAGTTGATTTTGTAGCAAGTCTTGTATCAAAGTCTGAAGTAAAAGTTGTGTAAACTGTGTCAGTATCTACATCAGCCGCTGGAGCCCAAGCACTGCCATTCCATTTAAGAACTTGTCCTGTACTTGCCGCACTTGAAGAAACATTTGATAAACCACCTAATTCTGAATTAAGTGAGAATACACCTGTTCCGCTGTTATATGATAATCCTGTTGTTGCTGATACGGCTGCCCTTGCATCAGTATCATTGTAATGTGCGCCCGTGGCACCATTTGATACCCAAGCATAATCTGAGCCATTCCAACTCAATACATAACCACTTGTTGGGTTTGTTTGATTTAGATGTGTGTCAACATCACTGTTATCATATGTACCTGCTGAAGTTATGAAACCAGCATCGTTTGTTAATTGACTTGTAAGTGTAGGAATTGAAACTGTTGAGTTTTCCCAGTCACCTGAACCATTGTTATATGTTAAGAACTGTCCGTTTGCTACGCCTGATATTTGAACATCTGCAAAATCGTCAAGTGTCAATGCACCCAAGTCAACATTATTACCAGTTGAGATTGCTAATACTGAACCGGAAAGTGATAATGTTTGTGAGTCTGTTTCTGAAGTTAAATATCCCGCATCGTTAGTCCATTGACTAATGTTACCAGTCTTATTTGTGAAATTCGTTGTACTTGCACCTGTTACATCACCACCACCGTCTGTAATTCCGTAACCGGCTAATGTTGTTGGTTTGCCAGTTAGTGAACTAAATGCACCGTCAAAATGCCCGGATGTTAATGAGAACACTGTGCCGGTTAATGTTAGTCCTGAACCAGCAGTATAGGTTGTGTCACTGTCTGTAGATGTAACCCAATCGTAATCAGTACCTGTCCATTTTAGCATCTGATTGGCAGTTGCACCACTTACATTTAAGTGTGTATCAACCGCACTGTCATTATAATGACCACCAGTTAATGAGAATTCTGTGCCTGATAATGTTAATCCTGAACCAGCAGTGTAAGTTGTGTTCGTATCAGTATAATTACTAGCGTGAATAGTTCCCGCTGATGCTGATGTCCAGTCAATAATTTGATTGCCTGAAGGTATCGTAGGAGCACCCGTAAGTGAACCATAAGCACCGTCAAAATGTCCTGATGTTAATGAGAATACTGTTCCCGTTAATGTTAATCCACTACCCGCTGTGTATGTTGTGTCACTATCAGTAGATGTGACCCAATCGTAATCAGTACCTGTCCATTTTAACACTTGGTTTGCTGTTGCAGTGCCCGTGTTTAAATGTGTATCAACATTACTATTTGCATAAGAACCACCGCCATCAGTAATTCCGTATCCTGCTAATGTTGTAGGTGTGCCTGTTAGTGAAGCGAAAGTTTGTGCTGGCACACTTGTTAAGTAGTTACTATCATTAGTCCACTGACTAATAGCACCAGATTTATTTGTAAATGTATCTGTGCTTGTTGGTGTTACGCTACCACCACCATCAGTAATTCCGTATCCAGCAAGTGTTGTTGGTGTGCCTGTAATATTTGACCATGCATCATTTTGTGAGAATGTAATTACACCTGTTGATGAGTTATAAGATAAATCTCCTGCAACTGAAATCGCCGCTCTTGCTGAAGAGTCTGAGTATCCGCCACCACCTTCGCCTGCTGATGAAGGTGTCCATAAACTTGTACCTGAATTCCAAACTAAATGTTGACCATTGGCTGGTGCAACGTTTGACATATCTGATGCTGATGATAGTACTGAACTACCTGCACCTGCAACCCAATTAGTTCCGTTATGAGTTAATACTTGTCCACTTGTGCCTGAAATCGTTAATTGGTCTGCTAATACGGCAGTACCTTGGAATGTTTCGGCATAGATATCATTGAACTTAAGTGTTGGTGAACCTATGTCATAAATGTTATTTTGTGAAGGTAAGAAGTTTGAAAACTTATCGTGGTATCTCGCATCGCCTTCTGTCTTAGAATATACATCTAAATTTGTTCTTGCTGTTGCAACATTTGATAAATTACTTAGTGTTAAATCTGCGTCTGTTGAACCTGCACCAACTGTGTTAACAAGAGTAATTGTTCCTGCACCATCATCTGTTAATGTAAGACCCGCACCGACTGCCAAACTCTTAAATTGTAGAGCGTGTGATGAAGAATCTTTAGATGAGAATAGTCCAGTACCAGAACCTAAGTTAGTACCATCTTGTATTGTGTCTGTGTTAGTAGCCGCTAATATTAATCCGCCAGTACCGTTATCAGTAATAGTAAGATTATCACCACCAATTAATTTTTTAAGTTGAAGTGTTGTTCCTGCTTCGCCATAATGGATTGCAGTACCAGTTGCTCCCATATTTTGAATTGCCGTGAAGCCAGAAGCACCACCACCACCTGAATTTGCAGAGTTAACAAATGCGTTCTCACTGACATCAAATACTAGAATTTGGTCTTCGGCTAAGTTTCCAATAAGTTTAAAACTTGGATTAAATGGTTGTGCGTTTATACTCATGTCTTTTTCCTATTAGTAATTCAGATAAATCTTTCCTACATGTCCTGCAGTTGCGAAGTTTGATATGCCAAGGGCAGTTCTATCTAATTTTGCTCTTAAAAATACTAGGTTAGCAATAAATGTAAAGCCTTCAACACCGGTAAACGATGTGTAGTCTTTGTATGGTAGTCCTCCGATAAGAATATTGAACCAATCGTCTTCTGTTGGAGTAGTTGCTAGAGTTCCTTGAATTATAATTCTGCCTGATAAGTTATCGCCGTAGACTGCTACTGTGTGTATACCATCTGTATATCCGTAGTAAGAATCTCCAGGGACGGCTGTACCTGTCACATCTAAAGCACTTGCTCCAGATAAGGGTAGAAGAGTAGTTGTTTTTCTTGCCATCGGTGTCCCTCAATGTATTAGTAGTTAAAGATTACTTCTTTGTATCTATTTATCTAATTCGCTGATAAGAACTGCCTTTGTAATTGATTTGATATTCTCGCCAAACATAAAGGTAAAGTACTCAACATCTATCTTGTCTTTACAATACAGACTATATGTTGCCCACGAGCCATAATATCCAAAACGCCTAGTTACTGACTTTATATTACCTGAAACAGCATAATTCGGGTTATCTTCGAATGTACTAGATAGGTCATCACATAGTGATGTAAAGTTTTGAAAATTATAGGCTATTTCGACTTTATAATTAAATTTTTTAAGAAATAGAGATTTACGTAACTGAATGTTTGAGTCAAACTTATCTAATATCTCTTTTAAATCTGGAAATAATGGTATTGTGTATTTCAACTGTAAATCAAAGAATTCTTCTTTTGCTTTTTCAAAGTCTTCTTCTTTTAAAAAATAGGCATGAGTGTGATATCCGTGATTGAACTTAATGTTTCCTTTGAATTCTTTCTTTAGATAAGTTAAACATTTCTGCCTCATTTCCATCGAATGATTACTAGGTTCATTGCCTTGGAAATAAAAACGATGGAGTCTGCCAAGTCTTGGGTATGTTATCCGATACGGATAAACTTTATAAAATAATTTAGTTGATGTTTCTGTATTAGGTATATACAAACTCAATTCTGTTTTCATTGTCAATATTTACTGTAACTGTTCCGCCATCTTTTAGTTTACCGAAAAGTATTTCCTTTGATATTGGTTTCTTAATATTATCATTTACTACTCGTTGTAATGGTCTTGCACCCATTTCTGGAACATATCCTCTATCTCGTAACCATGTTCTAGCATCATCAGATATTTGAATTGTTACATTCTTATCTTTCAACATCTCATTAATCTCATTGATAGTTTTATCAACAATCATGTCAATGTGTTCTCTTTCAAGTGATACAAATTCAACAGTAGAGTCTAATCTGTTTCTAAACTCTGGTGAGAAAAACTTGTTTACTGCTTGTAGTGATGCATCATTGTGGTCATTACTAAATCCAATTGCTTTTTTACTTTTCTGTGCTGACCCTAAGTTACTAGTCATAATCAAAATAACATTAGAAAAATCTGCTGTTTTACCAGTTGAACTAGTCAAGCGACCATCGTCCATAACTTGAAGTAATAAATTCATTACACTTGGATGTGCTTTCTCTACTTCATCTAATAGAACAATACAGTTTGGAGTTTCGTCAACATCATTGATAAGTTGTCCTGCACCAGCACCACCTTCTGCGTGTCCTACATAGCCTGGAGGAGCACCGATAAGTTTTGATACTGAATGTTGTTCCATATATTCTGACATATCATACTTGCGAAGTTTTATTGATAGATTATCTGCAAGTTGTCTACATAGTTCTGTTTTACCAGTTCCAGTCGGTCCAACGAACAAGAATGAACCAACAGGTTTATTGCGTTCTCTCATTCCTGACTTACTTACTAGAATACTCTCAACTAAGGCACTAACTGCCCCATCTTGTCCAAATAGTTTCTTTTTAATATTATCTTCTAAACTACCAAAATTATTATTTTCTTTCGCATCAATCATATCCATAGGAATACGAGTTATTTTAGAAATCGCTTCTTCAATTTGTTTATTTGTAATTGGTCCTTTATGTCCGTGAAGTTTGCCTCTAGCACCTGCAATATCCATAACATCAATAACTCTATCTGGATTATATTTGCCGTGCATATAACGTTCTGCTAATTCTACTGCGTAATCAAGGGATTCGTCAGTATAGTCAAGTTCGTGGAACGCTTCGTAGTATTGTTTGAGACCTTTAATAATTAATTTTGTAGTTTCTTTGCTTGGTTGGTCTACTACTACTTTCTGAAAACGTCTTTGTAACGCTCTGTCTTTTTCGAAATTTTCTCTGTATTCCTCACTTGTCGTTGCACCGACACAGAATAGTTTACCACTTGCTAGTAATGGTTTTAATAAGTTTGCGATATCAATGTTTGAACCACCTGCTGAACCGGCACCCATAATCATATGAATTTCGTCAATGAATAAGATTACTTCTTCTTTTTTAGCAAGTTGGTCGAACACGAGTTTAGCACGTTCTTCGAATTCACCACGATACTTTGTACCAGCAACTAGACTAGTAACATCGAGGGAGTATACTGTTTTCTCTTTTAAGATAGTAGGGACTTCACCTTCGGTAATCATCAATGCGAGTCCTTCAGCAATTGCTGTCTTACCAACACCTGGCTCACCTACGATAATCACATTATTCTTTTTACGTCTGGCAAGAACTTCAGTAATCTCAATTAATTCATCTTCTCTGCCAATGACTGGGTCAATAAGACCACTAACAGCACTAGTATTAAGATTAGTACAGAAGTCTTCGAATTTGACTGCTGGAGCATTCTCTCCTGTGCCGACTCTAGGCTTATCATTATAGAATTCTTTTTGAATTATTTGAATAGTTCCCTCTCGGGTTACGCCGTGTTTTGCTAAGAAGAAATATGCATATGAATCTGTTTCACTTAATAATGAAATTACTACATCTCTAGGAAATAATTTAGTTCTGCCACTAAAGATAACTTGAGTGATAGCACGATTGAATACTCTGCTTAATGCGGCAGTTTTTCGTGGTCCATGGCGTGACGGAGCATTTGTATCTATAATATCGTCTCTGTTCTTTAGATATTGTTCTACGTCTTTTGCAATATTACCAGCATCAACTTCTAAGTCAGTAAACAGTTTACTTACATCTTCTTCTTCAATTATAGAAAACAATAGATGCTCTAACGTCACGTATTCGTGCGTTAAAGAGTTAGCAAATTGTACTGCTCTTTCTAGCGTAATGCTAATTCTGTCTACACTTCCGTCTCGTTCTTGTTCTGCCATTTTTGTCCTCTATTGACTGGTTCTTATTATTTATGATGTTTCAGCGTTGATTCTAGTACTAATTTTACTATAAACATTGTCTTTACAATGTGATACACACGTTCCAGGCTGTTGTGATTGAATATAATCATGGACATCAGTAAACCACGAAGATTTCAATATTTCACCAAAACTATTTTTTCCGTCTAGTTTGTGACTTTCTGTATCTGTACTATAAGTTTTATATACATTATCAAGTTCTAATTGTGTTCCCCACCAACAACAAGGAATAACCCATCCGTGATATGTTACATATAACCTTGAAAATTGTTCTTTTGTCTCATATCCTAGCATTGCTTTACAACTTATTTCGTGTTCTATTTTGGTTGCATTAACAACTTCTCTGACATCCCATTTGTCGTTACCACTTGCTTCAAGTTTTTCAATTATTGCGTCTTTATCGAATTTCTTTTCTTTTTTAATTTTATTAATCTTAACTAAGTCAACTTTTTCTTTGCCCTTAAACTTTCCTATTTCAGTAGGTTTAATCTCAGTCTTACTATATTCGTGTGCTTGACCACCACGCCATTTCATACCAGCAAAACCTTCATCTATGCTTCGTTGGTTGACTTCTTTTTCTTGGTGTTTATTATGGTTGAAATATATAAACTGCCAATATCCATATCCACCTGATGATAAAAATGCTCTAAAGTTTTCTTGTAGTTTATCCCATTTTACATTAATTCTGTAGATATGATTTGTATCTTCTAGTCCGTCAATTCCCCAAACAACTCGTAACCTGGAATGTCTTTCACCTGTTCTGTATTTTTTACACAAGTTGCCCATCTCTTTCCAGAATGTAGTACTTCGTGTGCCACCATTAGTAGCAATATTAACAACTAAATCTTTTGAAAATAATTCATCACTTAATATCCAGTCTATTATTTTTAATAAATCTGGATTTGTGGTCGGCTCATCATAGTTGCCACAAAAGTCTATGAGTTCTAACATTTTCCAATCATCTTTATTGAACCAACTCTTAAACTCGTCAAAAGTTATATACTTGTTATTCAATTCATAAAAATAAGGGGAGATGGGTTTCTTAAGTTTGACTTGAGATTTTTCTCTTGCACACTCGGGACATCTTGCTTGGCAATAATTAGTTATTTCCATCTGTAATTCTTTGATTACACTAGAAGAAGTCATTATTCTCTCTCTTTAAATGCTACCCAGTTATCAAGCATTACTTTCGGTTCGTAATTGAATATGTCTGCTGTTGCCCATTCTTTCTCAATACACCACCAGCATTCTTTACAAGTCTCAGTAAAATAATTGGTCATTTCAATAAATCCTTCACAAGAACGAGTTAGTGAACCTAATGAAACATATAATCCATACTTTTTATAAAAAGCCAATACAATTCTTTTATCTGAATGTATAAATGGGCGATATTCTATATGAGGAGGGTCAGTAAGTACTGATGGATTTCTATCTATCCACCCTTGACGTTTTTCCCAATTCCTTGACAATGCTCTAGTTTCCCATTTGTGTTTGAAGACTGCTTCGCCAATCTCATCGGGTGGATTAAGAGTGACCCCATTGTACAATGCTGTAATTCCGTGCTTACGAACTAATTCGTATGCTAGTATTGTTCCATTAGAAATATAATCTTTTGCTGTAGTAACTCTAGTCATATGTTCTCCAAAGTTGACATTTGGAAATTCTTTTTTAACAAACTCAACTACGTTTTTAGAGTGTACTGCCTGTCCTGGTTTTTCTTCGTGTATACAAGTCCAAATATGTATGGTGGTGTCTAATTCATTTTCTGATATATGATGGGCTAATAGCCATAATAATAGAGATGAATCCATACCTCCTGACATTCCGATACCAATATCTTTGTGGTTCAAATCGATTTCTATCTCGTATTTGTCATCGCGGATTTCTTCGCATAATTCTGCTCGTTTGTGTATAATTGCTTTGTCTTTTATTATCATTTATATTCCTCTGAACTTAATACTCATTATAACATGAAATTTGTGTGAGTGCAACCATATTAACTATGATTACTCTGTAAAAAGTTTATTTTTAGATTTGTATTATTTATAATGTTTTTTACTAAGATGGTATCTCCAAGTCTAGTATTTTTTGGAACTGAAACGATATAATGAATATCTGGTGAGATATCATCTCTGAACCCACATTTTGTTCCAAGCATTTCATTTAGTTCTTTTTGAGTGATTTTTACATCTAGTGAAACTGTGATAATACTGCCACTGTCGGACTGTATTTTTTTGATATCAGCAAATGCTTGACGAATATCATCAAGTCGTTGTCTGTCACCATCACCCGTGTCTGGATGATGTTTCTTTAATAGTTTTTTATATGCGATTCTTATTTCGTCTTCTGACGAATACTTGGTTATTCCAAGAACCTTGAAAGGTGACATCTATTAATCTGAATTTAAGAACGATTTAATCTTTGAAAGTGAACTTGGCTTTGAATCAAGTGCCTCGCCCGCTTCATTGACTGTATTCGCATCTTCGATTGCCTTGTCGGCTTTTTCGTAATATTCTTTATATGCAATAAGAATTGCTTTTTGTTCAGAAAGATATCTAATCACTTCAGCATTGTTTAATGCTAATGCTTCGTAACCTTCGTGTGTAAGTGCAAATAATACAATAGGCTTGCCAGCCGCTTCTAATTCTCTCCAAACTTCATTTATGTTTTCTTCGGTGACAACTAGATAATCTACTTCTTTCATATTTGTTATCTCAGATTCTGGTAGAATAAGTAAAGGTCTTTCTACAGGTTCTGCTGAGTAGTCAACTTTTTTTGGTAGTGTAGCAGAACATCCACTTAGTGCTACTGCAAATACTCCTGCTAATAATGTTTCTTTAATCATGGTCTTGGCCCCGTATAATTAGGATTTGCCACATCTGAACAAGTTGTGTTCGCTTGTGACTTTTTGGTCACCGCAATCTCTTTTTCAGTTAGCGGAGAACCAGTTAGTATCTCATAACATCTTAACACATCTTTGGTACCTTTGTCAACTATTCTTTCGATTAATTTAGGTTTTGCTTGTGCCAAGTCTCCAAGTTCGTGTTCACTTAGTTTAG